CACAGATCTAGAGGGGTAGGGGGTGGCAGTCGCCCCGGTCGGCCCGACGATTAAAAAAATAGATTGATTTATGCCGATTTCTTTAAGTCATTGTTTTTATTATATTTTTTATTAATCTATGACTGAATAGTTCACGGGATGACTGTGATTTTAAAAGTAAAATCAATTGCTTAGATAAAACTGGCTCATAGAATACTGGCAGAATATGCAATTAATCAGAATATTGTGACATAAAAGCACCAGCCGTGCCATCGATCCAGACCATCGTGCAGGGTGGCGGCTGGCTGACGAACATCAGACGCTGGGGCGGGAAGCGGCATTGTATACCCCCAGCCCTCTTTTCCTGCCTGCTTACCATCACCTGCTCGAACAGCCAGCCTGAGCAGCCTACACCAGCCCATGACCCATGATATGCTGCGCCTTGCTTGCCGCTCTGTGTGGCGTTCTCTGAGCCTGTGGCAGGGTGTTTGCCGCGAAATCAACATAGGCCTCACGCTCGATATAAGCGCCACTGAATAGGGGTAATTGTTTTGGGTATAATTATGCCATCTAACTGTTTTGCTACTGTGTGAGGCTTACAGCGCCTCTCAGAGCATACTACATTCCGGTCATCGGACACAAAAAAACCGGCTCGAAAGCCGGTCTCTATGGTTTGATTGTTTGGGCTGGCTGGTCAGGAATGCCTCGAACCATCAGCCTCGACGCCAACCCACATGAGGCCGGTGTTAACCATCACGCTTCCATCGTTGAAACCTAGTTGAGGCTGGGCTGATAGCAGGAACTCACAGAGCGGCTGCTTTACCTGATGCCAGTCATGTAGAGTGCAGATCGATATGATCTGTTCGTTGGTCAGATGCTCAAGTTCGCTGTCAGGCAAAGCTTCAAGGCTGACGGCTGCGGGGCGGTTTTGCGCTGCCAGATCCATCATTTGATCCCCCAAGCCCAAGCATCGGCGGCGTGTGGCAAATAGCCGATTTCATCACGCACAAGGCTGTCGATGTCGGCATCACGCTCGATATCGATTGGCTCCTGCACTTCAGCGAATTGAACTTGGGCTGACCACTGAGCAGCCTGTGTGCCGGTGGTGGTTTCGAGAAATAGTTTTTCCATCAGGATATACCCCAGATTAAATTGATAAGATTAATTGCGAACAGGATCGCAACCGTTGAGGCAGCGGCTCGATTGAGCCACCGCATTTTTTTGATTGGATCGATCACGACAGGTAACCGGCGCTGCGCTGACCACCGGAAACGCCAGAGCGTAGGCCTACACGATCACCTGCGCTGCGCCCTGCCTTCGATGCACCTGCGCTTCGGTTGCTGGTGTGACGCCGTCCACCTGAGCGCAGCCGTGGGAACTCTTTGCGGAATGCATCATCCAGCGCACGGTCAGCCACTATTACCAGCGCCGTGCCGTTCGAGGCTTTGGGCTGCTCGACATTCGAGCGGCTTTCACGATGCATTTGTTCCAGCCGGTTACACAGGCGTGATGCCATAGCATTCATAAAGCTGGACCGGATCGAGCGGGCGTGATGATAGAAGGCCTCTTCCTCATAATCTGCGGTGTGCTTATAGCTCAGGAACTCAAGTTCCATCGAAGACTGCATCAGGCTGATCAGATACATTGCATTGTCTACTTTGTGTTGCTGGCCGAAGATCGTAAGTTTTGATCCGGTTGCTACCAATTTCACTTCACAGAATGCTTGCAGACCGTACAGCGCACCCCAAACCGGATGCCTTACCTTTTTACCCAGCGACATGCTGTCTTTTGTGTATTCGGTCAGGCTGATGTCTAGCTCAGTCAGGGTGCAATTGTATTGGTCCTGAAGTGATTGCATGGCCTGAGCAGCGGCCACTGCCTCTGCCTCTGTACAGCCGTTTTCGACAGTGCGTTGGCTGAATGCTTTAAGCTTTTTTAAGATTGATTGTTTGTCCATTGGATTGGTCCTTTTTGGTTGGTTGGTTATTGCTTTGGGATTTGGATGGTGTAGCGGGTTTGGGCGTGTTTGAAATAATAGACGCCGTCCTTTTCACCCATGAACATGAAGTCAAACTTCACGGCTTCCATGAAAGTCTCGAAAGCTTTTTCAGTGTTTGAGCTAGTGATGCGGGGTTCTCTAATGCCATACATGATCACACCTCCACATAAACGATGGTGTCAGGCTTCAGGAATATTTCCTTGCAAACATCGTCAGCCGAACTGCATGAGAAATTGGCAAAGGCTGGCATCCCATATTTTGATTTTGGGTTGTAGTGATTTCTTACAAATTCGCCTTTGGCGTTTGGCTTGCGTCTGAAATATTCACCCTCTTTCACAGAGCGCAGCGCGACTGCCTGCATCCCGTTTTCCATCGTCATAATATCTGCCGCCATTTCATTGAGCAGGTTCAGGTTTGGTTCATTGGTCATTGGTCTCTCACTTTCGTTGGTTGGTAGGCTGTCTCATCAGTGACCGTTGCCTAAGCGATCAGACGGGCTGATGCCCGTTTCGATTTAGTCGTTTTCTTCGTTTTCTTTTTCGGTTGCTTTCCAATCTTCAAAGCAGTCAGCGCAAAGCAACTCGTTTGGGGCAGGGTGATAAAATCCCTGCACCCCATGACCGCACCCAGCGCAATAAGTTGTTCCATCTGTTCTCTTGTCCATTTCACCTACCCCTTAAAATGGAATTTCATTGCGGTTCATGTCACGCTCACAAAAGCTGAAACAAACTGTGACGGGCTGCTTTAAACTTGAAATCAAAGCTTGCATTGCAACCGCATCGAAATATGCATCTTCAAGGTTGGCTGGATATTCACCGGCATATTCGCCGTGGTTGTATTCGTCTGCCTCATAATAGTGGGCCTGACTGGTGCTATCTTGAAATCTTAAAGAATTGATTTGGTTTGGTTCATTGGTCATTGGTCTCTCCAGTTCGTTGGTTGGTGTTCAGGCACAGATGCCCGTCACCCCTGTTAACATGTCTGAATTAATTATGTCCACAATAAACTGCCAATATACCGCGATAAGTTAACAGGCCTGTAGAGCGCATATAAGCGCCACTGAGTGCGTTAACAGTTTCTGCCACTTAGAGTTCATGAAATCTGCTAGACCCCACTCAGCGGCGATTTTCGCTTTTTTCGGGGTAATTTTGCCAAAAAAAAGGCCCGTCCGAAGACAGGGCCCAGTTCAGGGAGAATTTACTAGTCAGCCGGTGGCTTTTTCCAGCCGGTCAATGGACCGGTTTAGCTTGGCTGCTTTTCGTTGCAATGCCAGCAACCGGCGTCGTCTCAGTTCGACGGCTGCGGGCTGGGGTGGTGGCTGCATATGAGAACTGGCCCAGTCATAAAATCTGACGGCTTATGTTTGAAGCTTTTGCCCATCACGCTGCCTCCAGAAAACGGTTGTCCGAAATCCATTTATTAACTTCTAATTCACGCTGCATCATATTAGCTGCGCGGTTTTGATTGCGGCATCAGTCTGACGCAGAGCGAAGCCGTTTCGATCATCGGCATAGGTGGCATAATTGGTCCAAGCAGATACCAGAGCGAATTTGTTTTTACCTCTGACTGAGGCCTCTGACTGATACAGCGAGAACATTTTGTCTGCTTTGTTTTCTACCTGCCGCTTGCTGTCGGGGTTGGGCTTTGGAGCCATCATAGAGTTGAGCAGCGCCTTTACTGTGTCATCGGTCAGGCTGGTTTGGGCAAATACTTTCAGCCGTGCGCTGTCAGCGTAAAAATCGTTCTTCGCTGTCCGAAGCTGTTTGATAAAACCTTCCATAGAAAACTGGCTGCTATTCCTACGGCGCACCTTCGAGTGTTCTCCCGATACCATCCCATTGAGGCAAAACGCATCTATCGCGCCGAATAGCGTTGTGTTCGAGCCAGAGCCACCATCGATCGAGTGCAAGGCAATGATGCGCTGCTTGATGGTTGTTTGGTGTTCGTCGGTTTCAATCTGTGTTGCGATAGATGGGAATTGAACATCCATCATTCCAAAAGCACCATTTCTGCCAGACTGAAATCTAAGCTGCGCGCCTTCAGTATCGGCTGGGTCCATGTTCTCGGTCACCTGTTGCCAGACGCCCTCAAAAAATGATCGGTGGCTGGCGCATGAAAACGTGTCTCCCACATGCCCCAGTACTTTTCCGGTGTTACCGTCGATCACAAATTTGTGCCGGTCCTGTCGGCTGGCCTCAAACACCGGATCGAAGTCTAAAGTGGTTGGCAGTTCGAGGTCTTGGCTGAAGTTTTGAAAATCTAACATATTTCTCTCTTTCATTGATTGGTTGGTCTGTTCGTTGGTTGCTGACTGATCGTCAGACCGAAGGCATCACCCTCCGATAACGGCCCAAAGGCCGTTTCACTATGCAACCATAAACAGGCGCTCTTGCGCCTCTGCAATTTGCCACTGCTTCATAGACCGGCCCTCGAAAATCGGCACGATGCGGTCATTACGCTCGACAACGATATAATTGCATTGATCCAGCCGATAGCCGCGCAGCGCGTGGTCAAGGCGCTTTTCGTTTGAGTAGGATTTGGCTGATTTCAATTTGATGGCGCTGCGATTACGTTTCTGCATTTGATTGGTCCTTTTCATTTTCATTTTGTGTCTGCTCGTTAAGCCAGACGTTTATGCTTTCAATTTCACCGAAGAATAAATCGTCGGGCATTTCCCTCAAGTCGTTTGACATTCTTGAACCTTTTTTGCTGTCAGTTAAAAATGATGCTCAAAACATCGAGCCAGCACGATAAAAACCCGTACAAGGGCGAAGAAATATCTGATTAGCGCACCGCCTTAATTAGGTGGTTTTCCATAGTTATGATGCCAAACCATTCTCTGCCTTTTCCGGTGATATGTGGGCGGTTGGCTACAGTCAGTTCGCCATCGCCACGATACTGAGGGCCAAATAGGCTGGTCTCTATATACGCGAGCGGCTTGCCTACGTTTTCTTTGCAAGCTTTCTTGGTGGGATAATTTGCTATCATTGTCATTTTATTGGTCCTTTTCGTTGGTTGGTTGATAGGCGCAAATCAAGCGCCTGTCAGAAGTCTACAGGAAGCCGCTTAATAAATGCAACAGTTAAATTGCGAACTAATAACCTGACTAATTGGTCAACTAACGATTTTAAAAAATCATTTTTTATTTTCTCACCTACCTTCACCTACGTCAGGTGACTACATGTAGTTGCAATATGGTCCATATATACTCAGTGAAGGTATGATTTGTTCGCGCAGGGAAATTTTTTGATTTTAGTCTGACTGTTAACTTATTTGATTGACAACCTGTTAACTGCTGTAGTAGACTACTTACTCAACCAACTAACAAGGACCAATCAAATGAAAGCTACAGCAATACATCACTTAATGAATGACTACTTGGATAACCATACTCTGGTTAAGGCTTGGCGTGTGCTGGACTACGTGCGGAAGTATCCTACTGCACTCAGTGGCCTTAACCGCACTGAGCTGGCTATCTACAAGGCCATCGTCAACAACTGCGGCGAGGAGATGTAGAATGCAAGCTAGTATTAAAATCACTCAGCGTATGCTTAATAAGTCCATCATCGATGCTAACAAGTCAGTGGTGGCATTCGCCAAAGAGTATCTGCCATACGACTACGATCACATATCTACCCTGCCAAGCAGGAAGCTGGTTTTTACAGGTGTATGGACACACGCCGATAGCTTACCTGTTCCGGTACGCCTGTATCTAAGACCTCGCGGTGATAGGCTGCTATCTATCGGCAGTTTAAAGCTGTTTGCAAAGGCCGGTGATACTGTAACCTTCAGCCCAGCCTCTGACCCTTCCAACTACCAACTGGAGCTAGGTCTGATCGAAGGAGAGGCGGCATGAGTGGATGCGGAAGCACTCTAGACTTTGAGTACATAAAAGCAATTATTCGCTACAACCAGATGGATAAGAAAAAGGTAGTTTATCTTAACTATCATGGTGACCTCCTGAAACTTCAAGAGGAAGTCAGTATGAATGGTAAAAGGTATATTGGATACCGCTGCCTAAGCTCAATTGATCCATTTAACCGCTGGAACCTTAACAAACATTTCATAGGTAAATGGACTACTGGAACGAAGGTAGAATTTGTACGTGACGGTGAGAAGGTTCTATTTGCCGGTCTCTCATCTCCACGGTTGGAAGAGCTAACTTCAGACATGACCGGCATGTTGGAAGTGTGGAACCTAAACATCCAGAGGTATGAACAAACTACTGAGAGGTGTGCGGCATGAAACTCTATACCAACAACCAAGGACAGTGGTCAGGCACTCAGGCTGATGCTCGCAAGCGTTTTAAGAATGACATGCGCCTAGTCGAGGTTCCGGTAGACAAGCCCAATCTGCTTGCCTTCCTGAATGATAACGCAGTGGGTTCTTTCGAGGCTCTTGGTCACAAGCCAGAGCCAAACCCTGATCAACTATCCCCAATCGCAACAAGCTGGGTTTCTTGGGCCTTAGAGCGCCTACAGCACGGCCAGAAGAAGGACGCAGAAGAGATGCTTATCAAAGGTCTCAAGCTACAGAAGGAGATGGCTAATGGTTAAAGCTCCCTACGTCAGGCCGCGCAGGTTAAGTAATGGGTGGGTCTACGACATCAGGCCTACTGATGAAGTGCTAGAGACTTTCCCGCATCTGAATGTTAAGCCACGGGAAAACTATACCTGTATTAGAGATGCCAATGCCCGTGGCTTTGAGATTAAGCGTCTGTTCGAGGCTCACAAAGCCGGTGAAGAAGTAGAGGTACGAGCAGACAGCCGCTCTGTCGCTGCGCTGGTGGACTACTACAAGGACAGCATGGCTTATACAAACATCAAGGCCGCTTCTACCAAGCGGTCCTACGATGGTCATCTCAGTCATGTCCAACGTGTACACATAGGCAGTAAACCGTTCAGTAAGATGTTTGTGTCACAGGTGGATTACGAATACGCACAAAGATTGTGGTTACACATACAAGATGACGTAAGTACACACAAAGCCAACCACACATTCAAGGTGCTGAAGCTAGTATGGAACGAAGGTTTACGCGCAGGGAAAGTTAAATCTAACCCGTTCTCCTTAGTCAGGATACCCAAGCTACCGGACAGGCAGGTTATGTGGACCGTCGATCAGATCAAGGGCATGGTGAAGTACTGTGATGAGCAGGGCTATCCAAGCATGGGTACTATGATCGTCATGTGTTATGAGTTCTGCCAGCGTCCGGTGGATGTACGCACTATGAAGTGGTCTAACATCGATGGGCGTACTGGTGTTAGTAACTTCATTCAGCAAAAGACCGGCAAGCAGATGTCTATCAAGGTAACCAACGCCGTTCAGGACAGGTTACATCTACATCAGCACCGTAACTCAGACGATTACATCTTCGCCTACGAGAATACTGGGCGTCCATATTCTGACGATAGATGTAATAAGTTCTTTCGTAAGCTGGCTGATGGTTATGGGCTACCTGAAGTGCCTCTACAAGGCAGGTTTAATAAAGATGGCAGTCAGATGTACTCTACGATCTGGTTAGCTGACTTACGACGAACTGGTATAACCCATGCCAGTCAGTCTGGCTGCTCTGACAGAGAGTTGATGGCTCTCTCAGGCCACAAGAACCCTCAGATGCTGGTTGTATACGCAGTAGAGGGCGAGATTGAATCTACCAATGCAAATATTAAACGAGGACTATTATAAATGAATCACGAACAAATTACTGTTCAGTATGTACGGCACTCAGGTGATGACCTCTCAGTCGTAGACGCGGCGAGAGTAAGCTATGACGCTAAGAGTGAGGCTCTGGGTTATACTGGTAAAGAAGGTGGACCTATGGTTCCTGAGCTACATGATAAGGATAAGAAGCTCATTCGGTATCTGGCTGATCATAAGCACTACTCACCATTTAACCATGCCTTTGTCACTTTCAGGTGTACCGCGCCGTTGTTCGCTATGGCTCAACTCAAGAAGAGCGAGTACATGCCGTGGAATGAGATAAGCCGCCGGTACGTGGACAGTGAGCCTGAGGTCTACTGGCCGAATGAATGGAGAGGCCGTCCTCGCAAGGGTAACTCTAAACAAGGCAGCGAGGGCCACATCACTATCTCAGATGATATCATAGAGGATTCCTATGATGGCGCTATGCTCAGTTACCGGACTCTACTTGAAGTAGGTGTAGCTCCAGAGATGGCTCGCATGGTTCTGCCGCAGTCAATGCTATCTTCGTGGATCTGGAGCGGTAGCTTAAAAGCCATCAGCAAGATGTGCAGCCTACGGTGTGCCTCTGACACGCAGTATGAGAGCCGTGTGGTAGCCAATCAGATTAGCGACATCATGCGAGGGCTGTTCCCAGTAAGCTGGGCTGCGCTGATGGGAGAGTCTTACCCGTACATACGGCCAATGAGTGACCAAGAGAGGCAGAGAGCCAAGGAGAGAGCGGCATGAGTAACGACATCAGAATCACAGAACTGGAAGAGCATCCAGACGGGTCAGCGACTATACAGATAGACCTTAGCCCTGAAGTCTTCGCGGAGATATTCCAAGCCGGTTTTATAGCCTTGGTGAAGAGAGGTCTAGATGAAGAAGACAAGTAAAAAGCAGTACGCAATAACGTACTTGCATTATGTACTCGCACTTCGCGGCACAATTAAAGAAGCTGTGGAGTATGCTAAACAAGCTGAAAAGGATAGGGAGATATTGAGTGACATGAGCCAGAGAGATTTCTTAGGTCATGTCTCTGATTATATATCTATCTCAGATGTCACTGGTCAGGATGTGTAATGATTAAGCTCTGCTACTACTGCTCACGTACCCACCAGCTACTGGCTCACAAGACTATCCATAAGTCGGTGGCTGAACAGGAAATGAGTTATATCAACGGCTCTGACTTCTACATTCGTTTGGAATCAGTGAACGGATACTGATCACAGTGGCAAAAGTGGCAGACTGCCACTCTGGAATCTGCCATGCCACTTTACCCATGTCGGAGGCATTTTATTGTTTAATATCAGTAATTTGGCTCCGGCGGTAGGGATCGAACCTACGACCAATTGATTAACCGGACCCATTGATTTCATTGGATAATTCGGGATATCTGCAAAATGCCTGTTAACACTAATTGTTTTTATATGCACCTAATTAAGTGTTGACAGATGAGAATAACTATATAAGCTGACGCTGTCTCTTTGGAGAGGCAGAACCCCAAACCAACTACCAACCAACTACTATGAGTGACCAATGACCTACCTCGAACAACTAGAAGTCATCAAGGCTATCCCTATACGGGAAGGAGACACTAAAGTAATCCAGTGTCCTTTCTGTGGTGGCTTGAAGAAGCTTTCTGTTTCTAAAGTAGACGGCCAGCTAAAGTGGTATTGCTTTAGAGCAAGCTGTAATGGCAAAGGCATATACCAAGGCAAGAGAAGTCTACAGGCAGCTAAGAATTATCTAGCAGATGCTGTACAGCAAAAGACTAGAGAGCCAAAGCCTATTCCTTCGATTACTACTCCAGCCCGTAATCATCAGCCAGCACTCGACTATCTAAAGCAGAACAATAGCCTAGAGGCTTATGAAGCTGGATACATAGATGTACGATACGCACCGGCAGAGGACAGAGTGCTATTCTGCATAGACACAGGCGCTGTAGGTAGATCACTAAAGAAGTATGGACCTAAGTGGCTTTCTTACGGTGTGCTGGAAGAGGGCATACACGTAGGTGTTGGATCGTCAGCCGTTCTCGTTGAGGATACACCATCAGCCTGTTCTGTTAGCAGAATTAACGGCCTTGTAGGAGTAGCTTTACTAGGTACTCGCGTAAGTAATTGCTTAAAAAAGTCGCTAAATAAATACGATGCTTGTTATTTGGTCCTTGACAAAGACGCTTCGTCTAAGGCTATAACAATAGGCTAGGAGTATAGATAAAAGCTTACTGATTAGGTTTACTTCTGAGGATTTAAAAAACCTGTCAGTTAACCAGCTTGTAGAGGTGTTAAGTAATGAACTGTGAAAAATTTGAATGTATGAGGTCACCTCATATGTGTCTTGTAACACATCACTGGACAGGTTCGTATCTTAGAAAGCCCTACGGCGCTCACTACAGAATATCTCTCCGCATGCTTAGTAAGAAAGTTCTCAGAACTACTTCTGATTGGACGGGTATAGATGTTTGGTGCAGCCCAATAGTTGCCTTAGCTCCACCATATCCCTCAACATAATTACCAGAATAAACTATGAAGGGGCCATTGTGGTCATTATATTCGTCTACGAAACCAGTACAGACGTTAAAGCAAAGGGAATGGTAAAATGAAAGCTAGAGGAATAGCGATTATTGACATGTCAATTGATGGGGGCTTCAAGGAAGCCGCCGCAGAAGAAGTAGCATTGGAAAAACTGATAGCAGACTACTGCAAGGGCAACCCACGCATAGTACACTATCAAGTTGAGTTGAGGGAGCGCAGAGGTGAACCCGGAGCCGTTGATCTGAATAAGATGAAGTTCAGAGCTAACTAACTAAAACTAAACGAAAAAGAAATTCAGCCCTGTCTTCGGATGGGGCTTTTTTTATTTAATTGGCTGTGTTACAATAGCACCTTATTAATACGCTAACAGCCAAGAGAGTTAAATGGACCAATCATTGCTTAAAAGCTGCCTCAGTAATTCGTTCTATAGCGAAAACAAGGCAAAGCTTAGACCATCCCTTTTTGATGATACACTCAAAGAAGTATACACAACCATCGTATCAATGCACGATGCATTTGAAAAAGACCTCACCCCACTAGAGCTATTTAGTTACTGGAAGGCCAACAATCCTACTAGCACAGGAGCTTGGACAGCCGACATCCAAGACCTAATCAATTCAGTATCCAATGCCGAAGCGATCGATGATGTAGTGGCTGTTGATGTCATCGAAAACCTGTGGCGTCAGCATATAGGCTTAGACATAGCCACCCTTGGCATAAAGATGTCTGAGGGTGATGCGGCTGCAATGGACTTACTAAAGTCTCTTCTAGACCGTGTCTCTGAGGGCTACATGCCTGATGACTTTGCTGATGAAGTAACTGATGACATCGATGAACTACTGGCTGTTGTCAGTAATGATAACCGTTTCAAGTTCAACATCGACACACTCTCTAGAGAGGTCTACGGAATTGGTAGAGGAGAGTTTGGTGTAATAGCTGCCTACTCTAATGTCGGTAAGACTGCGTTTGCTATTAGTCTGTGTGCTGCACCGGCAGGTTTCTGCGCTCAAGGTGCTAGAGTAGGTTACATAGCCAACGAAGAGATTGGTAAGCGTACCAAGTTACGTGCGGTACAAGCGTATACCGGCATGACCAAAGATGAGATTGCTTTTGACAGCCGTGGAGCCGCTGCACGGTATGCTGGTATTAAAGAGAGGCTGACCTTTGTCGATGCTCAAGGCTGGGATATCCAGATGCTTGAAGCGTATCTCAATAAGAAGAAGTTCGATGTGGTCATCGTCGATATGGCCGACAAGATTGCCCTAACTCAGCAATTTAACTCTGGGCATGAACGCCTGAGAGAACTCTACTACCGTCTACGTGAGGCCGCTAAGAAGTTTGACTGCGCTATACTAGGGCTATCACAAGCATCCGCTGAAGCTGAAGGCAAGACCCGTATCACTATGTCCATGATGGAAGGCAGTAAGCTGGGTAAGGCGGCTGAGAGTGATGTCATGCTAGGCATAGGCCGAATGAATGATCCTGATAATCCTGATGACCCTAGTCGATGGATCACAGTGATGAAGAATAAGATCAGTGGCTGGCACGGTACAGTTCTCTGTAACCTGAACTCACAGACCTCTCGCTATGAAGTGTGATGACCTGCCGCCGCACCTTGCGCTGCTTCTGGAAGAAGTTGGCGTAATTAACCCTGAGCCTGAGCCACAGCCTGTAGTGCGTGACCTCTCATTTAAACGTCCAGAGTTGGATGAGAATGGGGATCCACCGTGGTGAAATGGCTTGTATTGGACTTAGAGACAACGGTTAAGCGAATAGATGGCCGAATAGATAACAGCCCTAAGAACCCCGACAATCGGTGTGTGTCTGCTCACTACGGCTGGCTTGGGCTGGAGACTGTAGATGAGGTTCACACAGACCTGTGGCATCACAAAGAACTACACTCGCCTGATGGTATAGACCGCCTGAAGCAGCACCTCGCTGAAGCAGACGGCATGATATGCCACAACGTGAAGTTCGATGCTGAGTGGCTGCTAGAGATGGGCTTTGAATTGCCGCCTATCGTCAGAGATACAATGATAACAGAATACCTGTTAGCCAAGGGCCAGCGAAGACTGCTTAGTCTGAAAGAGAGTGCATTACGTCGAAAGACTGCGAGCTTAAAGAAGTCTGACTTAGTAGATGAGCTATTTAAAGGCGGCACATGCTTTTCTGAGATGCCGTTGGATGTAGTAGTCGAGTACGCAGAGGCTGACGTTAAGGCCTGTGGTGAGTTGTATATAGCGCAGCAAGACATCTTAGCCCGTGAGCATAATCTCAGCCTTAAAAAGGTCATTCCCTTTATGAATGAGATGCTGTTGTTTCTCTGTGAGATAGAGATGAACGGGGTAAAGATTGATAAGGCTGCTCTAGCAGAGGTTGAGGCGCAGTTTACCGAAGAGAAGGCTTCCCTAGAGATAGACCTGAAGCGTATTGTTGAACAGGTGATGGGTGACACTCCCATTAATCTAAATTCAGGTGATGATATGACCAGAGTGATCTACTCGCGGGAAGTCATCGACAAGGCCATACACAAGCAGACGTTTAACATCGGAACCAACGAAGCCGGTAAGTCACTCAGACCGCCGTTTGATTTTATAAAGTACCCTAATAAATTTTATGATGCAGTACGGACCACCACCAGAGTTGTTATGAAGCAGTCTGCCTCTCAGTGTCCTGACTGTTCTGGTTCCGGTACTATACAGAAGTACAAGGTTAAGACGAAGACGAAGCTAGGTAAGAAGTATCGTGTGCAGGGTGATCCTTATAAGAATAGGTCACGGTGTACGGTATGTAATGGCGTAGGAGCGATATACACCTCGACTGGAATAGTTGCTGGCCTGAAGATGGCTCCTAGTACAGCCTACGATGCCAGTATCGGCGGGTTTAAGTCTGACAAGGTTACTATACAGCGTCTGATTGAACAGGCCGAGCGCAAGGATAATGCCACCGCCGTAGAGTTCCTGACTAAGCTGTCTCGCCTAAGTGCTGTGTCTGTTTATCTGGATAGCTTTGTGGCTGGTATTAAGAGAGGTACTCGCGCAAGCGGGTTTCTACATGCAAACTTCAATCAGTGCATTGCCTCTACTGGTAGACTGTCGAGTGGCGGTGGCATGTCGTTGAACTTACAGAACCAGCCTAAGAGAGGTTTCCCTGTTCGTAAGTGCTTTGTCAGTCGGTTCCCAAACGGTCTACTTTTAGAGTCGGACTACTCCGCTCTTGAATTTAGAACGGCGTGTGAGTTGTCGAGAGACAGTCAAGGCTTGGCAGACGTTTTAGAGGGTAAGGACATACACAGACAGACTGCAAGTATATGTCTACAGAAGCCGCCTAACGAAGTCAGTAAGGATGAGCGTCAGGGTCATAAGTGGGCCAGCTTCCAGCCACTATTTGGAGGCACTGGAGCCGGTCAACCAGAGCATATCAAGGCCTACTTCAGCCGCTTCTATGAGATATACGAGGGTATATACGGCTGGCATCAGTCACTAATGAATGGCACTTTAAAAGATGGCACAGTAACCACACCTAGCGGGCGTCAGTATTTCTGGCCGAATGTCACTAGAACCAAAGCAGACAGGGTATCGAATGCTACTCAGATACTGAATTATCCAGTACAAGGCTTCAGTGCAGACTTAGTACAATTAGCTTGTATAAGGGCGTTTAGGCTGTTTAAGGAGAGAAAACTACAATCAAAACTGATACTTACGGTACACGACAGTTTAGTGTGCGATACACATCCTGATGAGGTGGATCAGGTCAGAGAAGTTCTAACTGAAGCTATGACTAAGGTCAGCGAAGAGTCAAAAGAACGGTTTGGCTACTCCCTTATTGTGCCGCTCGACATAGAAATAAGTCGCGGTAAAAACTGGCTAGATCAGGAAGAATATGTTTGATTACCGCGCTTAACTAATGTATAATGTAAGTTCACTTTTAAGGAAATAAGTATGACTGACTTAGTATTGCAAGATAACAGCTTAACGATTGAAGAAATTGCGGCACAATTAGGTGCGGCCTCTACATCATCAGGGCCGTCAATCCCTGCGGTAGGAATGAATTACGATGGCGAAATGGGTCCAATGGGCGCATTCTACTTGAAGACTGGTCAAGACCAAGTCTACGCCACAGAGAATGTAAGGTTCAGGGCATTTAGTAATCACCTACAGTACCAGCACTGGGGTGATGATGGCCTAGTAAACAAATCCTTACTGGTGAAAAATCAGCGCGAGGAAGCCCGTGATCAATTGGGCGGCATTATGTGTGGGATGCCTACTTATGAGCAGTCTATTCAAATGTCTCCTCAAGAGCGTGAGAAATACAAAGACATTGACCGTTACCGCATTATTAGAGGTATAATTAACTATACAGGCACAACCTCAGATGGCCGTGAGGTTACTATCGAAAACCAGCCTTGTATAATGTCTCTTAAACGTAAAAATTACGGACCCTTTCTACCACGATGTTTTAAAGAAGCTGCCTCGCGGAATGAATCTTTGGGATTTTGAAAGCATTCTATCCAAAGACACGCAAACAAGCCCTAAAGGTAAGAAGTACTACGTCATGCACTTTGCTCCGCAGTTTGGTAGTCCAATTATAATGGATGATGTCACTCACGATAGCTTAAAGCATGTCACGGGTCTTGTTCTTGCTGAGAATAAGCGGATTGAGGAAGCCTATAAAGAAGCCAGTATGCGAGCCGTCGATGAGGCTGAAGCTGCTAGAATTATGGATGAGGTTAATCCCTTAGAAGCGGATTACCGCGTATAATGGGCGTAGTAGAAGGTATGTCAAACGAGATGTACCACTCCCAGAGTGGTATATCCTCAACCGCTGTTAAGACGGTATACAAGAAGTCTCTTGCCCATTGGAAGGGCGAGAAACGCAAACAGACATCTGCTTTCTCTATGGGGTCTGCCGTTCATGCTCTACTGTTAGAAGAAGACCGCGACTTAGTGATCAAGGGTCCAAAGACTCGGGCGTCTAAAGGCTTTAAAGAGCTTGAGGAGAATGCTGGAGATGATCAGGTTGTGCTTACTGAAGTAGAGTACCACGTAGCACACCGCATGGCTCAGGAGACCCTGAAGAATGAGACCTGCCTGACTGCTTTGAGGCATCAGAACCGTAAGAATGAGGTCTCTATATTTGCTGAGTGTGAGCGTACCGGCTTGATGCTTAAAACAAGGCCAGACCTCTACATACCTACAGAGGGTACGGTTTATGACGTTAAGACTACTCAAGATGCCAGCCCTACAGGGTTTGCTAAAGAGTGCTGGAAATACTGTTATGATATCCAAGCAGCATTCTATTTGTATGTGTGTAATTTAGCTGGAATCTTAGTAGAACGCTTTCATTTCCTTGCAGTGGAAAAAGCTGCTCCATACGCCAGCCACATGCACGTAGTTAGTCCAGATCTACTAGCGAATGCTACGGAGCGTATGCATAGGACACTGGCTGTCATTAAGGATGCTAGTGATAAGGAAGATTTTGGTACTGGGTGGGGCGAGTATACAGTCCTAGACCTCCCGAAGTGGCTATAACCCCACAGAGTGCCAAAGCGAAGGGCCGAAGACATCAGCAATGGGTCAGAGATAAAATTCTCGCTCTCTTTCCCAAAGCACTCCTCCCAGATGATGTCAGAAGCACTTCTATGGGCGCTGGCGGCGAAGACATACAATTAAGTCCAGCCGCCAGACGCCTGTTCCCATACTCTGTAGAGTGCAAGGCCTTTAAATCATTCGCAATCTACAAGGTGATGGACCAAGCGGCAGATAACTGTCCGAAAGGTGCGGAGCCAATTGCCATTATTAAAGCTGATCGCCAGAAACCTCTGGCTGTCATGGACGCAGACCATTTCTTTAAATTGATTGGGAAAAATAGTGCCAAAAATAAACCTGCCCGAAAATAGTATCCACGTAATGCTCACCCTTGATCCTGATAGTGGCAGCATGACCCTGTCATCGCAGGGCAACATCCCCGAAGACTTAGATCCTGAATATGTGAAAGCCATGATGGATATATCCAACGGCCTCTGCATGATTTTGGAGAACGGTGTCGAGTACCTAGCCACAACCGGCTCCATTCTAACTGCCCTAGAAGAAGAGATGAGCGAAGAGGTGGTCTTCGAACCGGATGATGAGCTTCTAGATGCAGTGTCTGACGCCAAGATTATAGATTTTAGCAAGAAGGTGCATTGATGAACGCTCGCAGTAAAAAAATGACTTACGAAGATCATCTACGTGAACCCATTGATCAAGACCCAATGCCCATCATGGATGTAGTCCATAAGCCTCTACATTATAATCAGTCTGGAATTGAATGCATAGACGCTATGAAGGCTATGGCAGACGGCGGTACTGAGCCACCTAAAATCATTCCAACTCAGCATCAGTCATATTGCTGGCAGAACTCCTTTAAATACCTATGGCGGTGGCCTTATAAAAATGGGGCCGAAGACCTCAAGAAAGCCCGTTGGTACTTAGACCGGCTGATTGAGGAGCTTGAAGAATGATCACTCAGGAAGATATCGACGCAGTGGCTGAACTAGCAGAGCCACTACCACAAGCTGGCCTACACAACATGCCAGATGATTGGGATAGACACAGACATCTCTCGCCTCTGGAAATGGTCTCTGACTTTGCATCCCGAATGGAGCAGCCACTAGGTGAGAAGTGGAAATTCAGCAAGAAGCTGGAAGATTTTCGCTGGGATATGATTCAGGAAGAATACGGGGAAGCTTTTGATGAAAGCTGCAACGGCAATAACCCTGAAAACATGCTCAAGGAATTAGCTGATCTTGTCTACGTAATTTACGGCTACGCAGCCACATATGGCTGGAACTTAGACAAGGCAGTTCGCCGTGTACACCGCTCCAATATGAGCAAGCTGGGCTTAGACGGCAAGCCCCTGAAAGGACCAGACGGCAAAGTGCAGAAGGGTCCGAATTATAAAAAACCAACACTAACGGATCTAGTGGAGACCAATGATGAGTAACCTTACTACCAACTGACTACCAGACCTTTATCGCAACCAGCCGCTATGCGAGGTGGCTTGAAGAAGAAGGCCGCAGGGAGAACTGGGGCGAGACAGTATCTCGGTACATGGATAACATCGTAAAGCCTGTAGCCGGTGATGATACCTATATAAAGAATATAGAACAGGCCATCCTTAGCCTAGAAGTCATGCCCAGTATGCGGTCAATGATGACGGCTGGAAAGGCGGCTAACCGCGATAATACGTGCATGTACAACTGTAGTTATCTAGCCGTAGATGATCCGAAGGCCTTCGATGAGGCTATGTTCATCCTGCTCTGTGGAACTGGGGTAGGGTTCTCTGTCGAGAGACAGTATATCAATAATCTCCCTGAAGTTCCTACGCTCTTCGACAGTGATACTATTGTCATGGTCAGGGATAGTAAGGAAGGATGGGCTAAGGCTTTCAGGCAAGTTCTTGCTCTCCTGTGGGCTGGTGAAATTCCAAAATGGAATGTCGGAAAAGGTTAGACCGGCTGGTGCGCGACTAAAGACATTCGGGGGCAGGGCGTCTGGCCCAGCGCCGTTAATTGATCTGTTTAACTTTGCGGTTAAAACCTTCAAAGCTGCACAAGGCCGAAAGATGTCTTCCATAGAATGCCATGACCTGATGTGCAAAGTGGGCGAAGTAGTAGTCGTTGGCGGTGTACGCCGCTCCGCAATGATTTCTCTGAGTAACCTGTCTGATGATCGTATGCGACATGCTAAGAGTGGTAAGTGGTGGGATGAGCCGCAAAACAATATTTACAGATTTGGTTATCGTGCTTTAGCAAACAACTCTGTGGCATACTCGGAGAAGCCTGACAGCATAGCATTCATGCGTGAGTGGACTGCCTTAGTAGAGAGCGGGTCAGGCGAGCGAGGGATATTCAATCGTCAAGCAAGTAAGACGCAAGCTGCTAAAAATGATAGACGGGATAGTTCATATGATTTTGGAACTAATCCTTGTAGCGAGATTATCCTTAGACCATCACAATTTTGCAACCTCAGTGAAGTAGTTGTACGGGCAACCGACACTATAGAAGACTTGGAGCGTAAGGTTCGTATAGCTACGATTTTGGGAACCATACAGGCCACATACACTAAGTTCCCATACCTTCGGAAAGTCTGGGAGAAGAATACTGCCGAAGAGCGTCTACTTGGCGTCAGTCTCACAGGTATTATGGACAACCCTCTAATGACTACAGCCAACAATGGATTGGCTAAGACTTTAGAGCATCTCAAGCAGGTTGCGGTGGACACTAACAAGGAGTGGGCAGATAGGCTTGGCATAGAGCAGTCGGCTGCTATTACGTGCATAAAACCATCGGGAACAGTTTCTCAACTTGTTTCATGCGCCAGCGGGATTCACGCACGGCACTCTCCGTATTATATTCGTACAGTGAGGGGCGATAATAAAGACCCTCTAACGAGATTTATGATAGACCAAGGCATTCCCAATGAGCCAGAGTCTCAGAAACCTGATCAAACGACTGTCTTTAGCTTTCCTGTGAAGTCTCCTGAAGGAGCGGTCTGCACCGCAGATGTGACGGCTATTGAGCAGCTTGAAATGTGGCTGATGTACCAGAGGCACTGGTGCGAGCATAAGCCAAGCGTGACTATCAATGTGAAGGCAGATGAGTGGTTTGAAGTAGGCGCATTTGTATATGAGAATTTTGATGAGATGTCTGGCGTATCGTTCTTGCCATTTAATGAGCATGTATATGTCCAAGCTGTTTATCAGGATTGCAAGGCTTCAGATTATCAAAGTCTTTTGGAAAAAATGCCTGATCGAATTGACTGGTCAAAACTTCAAGACTACGAAAAAGAGGACAACACCGTGTCTATGCAGACGATGGCTTGCACTGGAGACAGTTGCGAACTTGTTGATATTTCAGCATAAATCCCAATAAAAAAGCCCTCAGATCGCTTGACCTGAGAGCGCATTTACACTAAAATGTATCTTGAATGGGGTTGAGATTGGTCCATCCTGTTCGTTGGTTGAGACCCCTGCTTTGGTTGGCGGGGGTCTCTTTTATTCTATACCCAGATCCATCATCTGTTCGTCTATGCTGATAGTAGGAACACTTTCGTCTTCTGTATTGCCTGTTACTGAAGAAGGGTACGCAAGAGACATAGTTTCTAAGTTGTCGCCTACTTTTCTACCCGCTATTGTTACAGCACCACTCACACCTATCTGCCTCGCCATACGGCTGTATTCTTTGATCGTTTCAATCACTGTTTTCTGCATGGGGCCACGGCCCTTAATTCCAGCCACAATTAATTCAGGCACTTTAAAGAGCAGTTCCATTTGGGTTTTCTGGTTCGCTATTGGAAGCTGGTCGATATACTTTTTAAAGAATGCGGAGCCAATGGCTGCAGCTTGTAGACTGGCATCACCTCTACCAAATAATACACCTACGTTAGCACCAATTAATCTAGCTAAATTCTTTTGAAGATCTGGTGTATCTGACATTACCTGATTAAACGTCTTAGGGTCTGTCATTCTCTTTTCTAGTTGTAGGCCTTGAAAGATCATTTCTCCTATAGCATTTTTTTCGTCAGCACTTAAAATCCCAGTGTCTACCATCACATCTAGAATAGTAGGGTCTCCTGAGCGTCTACTCATAGGCTGTAACATACGTTTAGCTACCGTGGTGAAGTCTGGTGGATCACCCGCCCCTGCAAATATCTCATCGATTGTTGCATTTCTAAAATCAATCTTAGCTTCAGGAGAAATAGAACCCGCTTCGACAGCTTCCCTAGCCAGCCTTGAGTAACCCTCTACTGGGGTGTCTGTTGCTAATGTTTTCCCTATAGCGTCTGATAGTCTTTCGGTGTTTCTTACAAATCCTAACTCATCAATTAGCCTCGCTGCGGTTTTATTGGCCTCGTACAGCGTAAGCAGATCTCCTTTGAAGTTATCGAACTGATTAATAAGATTTTGGTTTTGATTGATAAATGTGTCTAAGGCTTTGAGGTCTAAAACGCCTGTAGTAACATCTTCAAACTCCATAATCTTAGATCGTAAGAAGTCTTCTTGAGCTTTGCTTATAGTTAATCCCAGCAATACAGGTTCGTCGGCTAGGGCAGGTGGCAAGTAGTCAGGAGTAGCCCCAGTCCTAGAGAAGTCTACTGTAGGGCCGTCTTCAGGAGCATCTTCAGGCTTAGGATCTCTACTGTAAGTCTCCCCTTCAGGACGGTTGAACATCTCGTCCAATCTTTCCTGCGTAGACTCAAAGTTTGGCAACTCATCTCTAGGAACAGGGTCTCCATCTCCTGCGGCTTCAGGCGGCACAGCTTCAGTTACTTCATCTTGAAATTGTCTTTCAAAGGTACTTCTTCTGCCATCGGGTGGAAAAATATCATTACCAGATCCGGGTTCTCTAAAGGAAGGATCACCTACTGGCTCAGTAATCATCTCCCCATTCTCATCAAACTGCACCTGACCAAATTCATCTCGTACAGGGCGCTGGGCTGCAGCCGTAGCACGGTAAGGGTAGGCGGTGTTCTCAGGATAGATTACATCATCAGTAGTGGCTGCGTCAGTAGTAGGTGGTACAGGCTCCTCGACGTTCTCTGCAGCGGCCTTCTTAGCAGCTAGAGAATCTTCCATGCGGATTAATTCAACTCTATCTGCAGCGGCGTCAGTAAACTCAGCGGCCTCTCTTAGCTCTCTAAATTTTTCATCTGCCTCTGCACCACCGGAGCCAAAGCCCTCTCTTAATACGGCGGTATCTCTAATACTTGTGCCGCCCTTAGTCTCTGTAGAGAGTACATCTTTTACAAAATACCGTGTAAATCTTTTATTAAGCGCAGCACTAAATCCACGGGCTTGGTCAATAACACTACCAGCCGCCCCGTCTAAGGTACTTAGCTGATCAATAGATGCAGCGGCTAGATCATCAAATAAACCCGCCTTCTTAAATTCACTATTAGCGGCAGATGCTCTAGATTGATCCAGCATCTCAGAGCGAAACTGAAGTATTCTTCCTACAGTAACACTTCCGTTTTTTCGTATCTCTGCTTGCAGATTATCAATAACGTCATCAAGCTGACCGCCGCCAGCTATTGTTCTACCTTCAGGAAGGCCGTCTTTTAATTTCTGTATTACTGCAGAAAGTTGTTCTCCAGATACAGACTGTTCCTGATTAATTCTATCCCAGAGTGCAGTCTCCATACTTCTGATATTATCTTTAGCTTGGAAGATAGTTTTCTGCGTAAGGATGGAAGCCGCCGCAGGGTCTGTTTTACTCATGGCTTTTAAAGCTTCTGCCACTTTATCTTCTTCTAGCTTTAATTTAGAGTCGATCACACTAGAATAGAAATTTGTTCGTAGAGCTTTAGCCATCTCTGTATTACCGGCCCTAGCCATAATATCAGAGGCCTTTAGAATGCCCGACAAGACTAGATTGGCCCGTTCCATAACGTCTTTACCAAACTCAGGGCTTTCAACCATTAACCTCTTCTGCATTGCCATTAGCAGCGGGTTACCAGTTAAGTCTCCTGCCGCAAGATTACCTCCTAAAGAGTCGGCTGTCTCTATGTCTGATATTATTCGCTCAGGAGTGTAGAACTCTGCCTGTTCTCTAAGTGCGGCTGCAGAGGTTGTATTTCCATTACTTTCAACAAAATCGGCCTCTTCTAGTAGGCCTTTTCTAGTTTGCTCTGCAGTTTTTAGGATTTGATCTACTGCTAGTTTTCTAGCTCCGGTGTCACTCCAGCTAGAAAATACTTGATCGACTGCCTTACGCCCTTGTCTGTATGCCATTCCTAAAGGTGATGCTTTTGAGATAGCTCCTACATTGGCCCCAGAAATACCACCCAGTAATTCTGCCCCCATCATAACCCAAGGGTTATCTCCTAGACCACCAGCTTCTACTGCAGCCACTCCTGCAGCCGCTCCTGTGGTGGCAGCGGCTTCTGTTGCAGCAAATTTAGCAGGATTATTTCTGATCCCTTGCATGAGAGGATTAGTAAGTCCAAATCCCGTCTTAGCAGCTTGTAAGCCACCGGCTATAGGTAGGGCATTTTCCCCGATTACCCTACCAGCTTGAAACGCAGGTCTATACTCTTGAGGAACTTCTTCTCGGCTATCTACATAATCGATTGTGCCTAGAGAAGCAGCTTCAATAGTGTCTCTTACATTCTGACCGCCGCCGATTGGATTAGGAGATGAAAGATAGAAGTCATCTGGGTCTGTGCTGGCATTAACACCTACTGCATTGAGGCCTTTTCTAACCAATCCTTCACCAGCTTGAAGGCCCATATTAACAAGGTCTACTGGTGTACCCATCAAGTTAGTTACACCAGTAGCTGCACCTGAGAGTAATGCCTCTGGCTGACTATCTATTGAGCTAGTGGCTATACCTGCATCCACATTACCTTTAGTTCGTAGAGCTTTACCTGAAGTGATAAAGTCCATGATACTTGAAACGCTGTCTCCAGATTGTTTCGCGGCGTTCAAGTCCATCGTGAAGTCATCTACAGTTAATGAGCCGCCACTATCTTGTAGTAGGGTTTCAAAAATATCTTCATCAGGCACACCGTTAGCACGGTCTTGCAGAATTAATCTTGCATCAATTTCCATAGGATTTCCTATCCATCACGTTTTATGTAGGAAGATTGGCCGACAGGAGTTGTACCACTCTGTGGGTTTTCAAACCCTTCAACAATTGTCTCATATATTTCCAATAAAGGGAGAAGAGAGTTTAACGCCATTCTAGCCTTGGCATTATCTCTTGTAGACATAGTCATATCCACTGAATTTTTACTCTGTGTAGAGACCGCACCTTCTAAAATTTGTTTGACTGATTTAAATCCACGTAAAGCATTTGGCTTAAAAGATCCGCTATCCAATAGCTTGCCCGGTTCAGGTATTAATGAAGCTAATTGCTGCTTAAGAGCTACGCTGTCTCGGATGTTTGGAAATGCAGATACAAGCTGTAAGACCGTTAGAGTTCTAAGCTTCTCCAACTTAGACTTTGCCTCTGCGCTGTTCTCATCAAAAGTAGTTCCGAAGACAAAGCCTGATACATTATTCCCAATCTTCTTAGCCCAGCCTTCAGGACCAAATGCAGAGCTAATGTCTTGCAATCCAGCAATACCCCCACCAAGACCGGCTTCTGCCAGTAAAGATGCTGCAGCGGCTTTTTCTTCGGCAGTAATTACTACTTTATTCCCCTGCTCATCCTCATAAAATACACTAGGAACGCTCAGGTTATTGGGGTCTCCGGTTTGACCGCTTTGCATAGCTTCTTGTAGAGCCTCATTCATTAGTACCTGAGTCTCTGTATTCTGATCTGGATTTGATCTCTTAGGATAGAACTGTTCACCTGTGGCTTTATTTACAAATACAACTCTGCCCAAACCATCAGATGATATATTTATAAAGCCGTTTTTAAGTTGGGAAGCTTCTTCGCGGTCAATGCTAAAGTCCTGCATTATTTGCTCTACCGCACCAAGCTGTACGTCACTATAACCGCCTTCGGGGCCAGTTAATCTATTATACTCGTCTTGAGAATATACCCTTGTCGTTGTCTGTGTACCTTTTTGATATAAGGTGCGTGGGGTAAATGTTGCAGAAGAAGTTGCTTCATTCCAAGAATTTTCAATAGCAGCTACACGCTTACTATATTCTTCTGGCGGTAGTCCTTCTGGTATTAAAGCTTTTTCTGCAGTAAAATATAATCCTTTAGCCGTAGTAGGCTTAGGAATATCATCCACTGCCTTTTGATCATTACGGGCTTTTAGGGCTACTTGATAGGGGGCTATTTCAGCTTCCGGTCTACCTTCTAGCTCCATAACAGCAATCTTAGCAACTAAGTCAAATCTACTAAGTGCGCTTGGGTTTATTCTAGGCGCTGTAATTTTATTAGCGCGTTCAATTAGAGCATCATCTCCTGAGTCATTGGCTATGAGTAGAATCTGTGCTGCAGTGTGGTATGTGCCATCCTTCTTTTTAAACGGATCAAATAAACCCTTCTTGTCGGCTATTATAAACGAAGCGAAGTTTGGATCGTCTTGTTCTTCTTCCATCATAAACGAAGAGTCAGCAAAGTCTTTTGCGTACTTGCTCATATACGTGCCATTGGAGTCTTTGCGGTCTTTTTCACCACCCGATATCAAGTAATTTTTCAGGCCGGTCTTACCGCCTAAATGAGCAATAGCTACTAGGCTGGACTCTGTGAGTATAGTGCCGTTTATTTCTTCACCTACATACTCATCTAGACCTTCATTTCTAATAAACGTACTGATGTCTCTGAAGTGCCAGTTATTTATCTTTCTCTGCTCTCCTTCCGGTAACTGAGCAAAGGTGTCTGGAGTAAAGTTAGTGCCGTACTTTTCGTTATAATCTTGCAGTCTAGCTTGCCCCATCTGAATTAAGCCGCCGTACTTCTTGCCGTCTTTTGGATCAATCGACACTTCAGTGGAAACACCACTGCTTTCTCTCATCTCCATATCAGTAGGAGTAGGCGGCTTAGTATCTCCTGCCGCAGTATCGAATATAGCATCGGTTTGCTGGGCTGCCTCCGCAAGTCCGGGGGGAGCTTTTTTAGACTTTTTAGAGGCTACACTCTGAAGTTGATTTCCTAGCTCCGTATAATATTCCATAACCAAAGCAGCATCATCATCAAATAGCTCAAGGTTGGATATTACATGTCGTTGGAAGTTAGGGTTCTTAGCGTCTTCTCCTAAATTACCTAAAATAGAGATTGCCTTAGATCTACGCTGTTTTTCCAAAGCATTTTTAGCTTTGCGTTTTTTATTAAGCTCTTCGTTTTTGACCTTCTGCTCTTCCATAAGCTTCAGGGCTTCTTCGCGTCTACGGTCTTCCCGATCCTGTATGTAATTAGCGCCTGTCTTCAATAGCATACCAATGCCTTGTTCAAAGTCGCTAGGAGCCTCTGGCTTGAAGCTTAGTTCGCCTGAAGCTACTTGTCTCTGAGTATCACGCCAACCCATCTACTGGCTCCTCTTCTGTATTTTCCATCCCCAGCATGGCTGACTGCTCCTCTGCAGGGGCTACCATTTCACTTTTTTCTGTAGGCGCTCCCATCAGACCACCTGTAGGTATCTCAGAGGCTGTCTCAGGAGCTTGTGGGGGCATCTCTGCCATATCGTCTGCATCCATAATACCCATAGATAGCTTTAAGGCTGTTGGGGTAATCTTTGGCTTGCGGTCTTCAATAATCAGCTTGGGAGAGAGACCTGCATCCTTAGCCATAATATCGATATACCGCACAACAGGGCCAGCTACTAAGATAGCCAGATCAATAGCAAGCTTGCCTTTGCTGACTGCTTGTAGAAGCATTGCAGTCACTGCACTGGTAACATCCAACTTCAGTTCAACCAGTGACATCACAAGGTCATGCTGATCGGGTTCGCTTACCTTACCAATCAAGTACTGAACTGCCTCATCATAGTCAGTATACTCAGGCGGTCGATGCCAAGGGTAGTTTCTTGTATCGGCGGTCATGTTAGCGCCCGGAATTGGTGCATCTACTGGCTGTCGCATCAGTCTTTATCCTTCTCAGTAGTACCTAAAATGCGCTCTTCTAGTGCATCAAAATAGTCTGGGGTGAACAATCTACCTTGTTCAGCGAGGTCCGTTGTCTTTGGGGGTGTCTTTCCATCCAAAAACAATTTCACAGACTTCTGTACTGCATCTTCAAATTTCATCCTACCAACCCCAATCTAACCAATCTCTATCCACAATATCTTCCACTGTTTCTACTAGATCAACTTCCAGTTCACCCTCATCAAATGGATTTACGTCTATGTCTACGCCAGCCGCTTTAAGGGCGGCTGACGCTAATACAACTGGACCAACATACGGAATAGCAGCGGCAGGAACCCCTAAAGCAGCCGCTCCTGTGCCAATTGCACCACTTACGCTGCTAACTGCTCCACTTACTGCGCTTACTGCGGAACCCACTAATCCAGTACCGCCTGAAACGGCAGAGCTTATTAAGCCACCTTCTCCAGCCGTAGATGAACCAAACAATACATCAGTCACCATCCCAGCCCCAGCTTCAGTACCCAGCATAGAACCTGCTAGAGTAAATAGACCCTCTGTAACTGGGTTCATTCCGGGTGCAGACATTCTAGATTGTGCTGTAATAGTAGTGGCTAGAATATTCATATCACGGTCAGCTTCGCTATTAAAGTTGGTTACCGTGTGGTCCAGCAAACTATCTACACGATCCCACATCTGGTTCATCGCTTCTTGGCTTAAATCTAACCCGTTACGCACATCCTCATTGGCGGCATCAAAAGACATTTCTGCATTAGTTTCAGTTACAGTTTGCCGCCATTGAGCATTGTCGGAGTCGATCTGATACTGCATATCGGAGTAGTATCTTTGACGGCTATCTTCCATGTCGGCTTCAAACTCAGCGCCGTCATTTAATTCCCCTGCATTGAACCGTTTGATTGAGTTTAGTTGTTCAGAACGATGCATCTGGATGTTACTGTTCAGATTGTCATAGTACTTTGTGAAGTCGTTTTCTTGCTCTACATCGAAGCGTCTAGCCACGTTTGTTTCAGCGGCATCCGACAGCATTACGTCTATCCGCTCTTGAGTGTTAATAATCTCTGCTTCCTGCTCTAGGTCTAGATTCTTTAGATCCATTTGCAAAAAGGCATCGGCATTATTTACTGCCGCAGTTTCTCTCGCACCTAGATTAGCCACCTCAAATTTAGCCAGTGCCTGAGCCTTGTTGATGATTGACTCTTGGCGGTTATCTAAATTCTCCGTAGTCAGCGTCTGAAAGAACGCCGCCTCATCTTTTGATATGCCAATCGTCGCTTCCATGATTGCGTTTGCCATCGCTGCAGTCGCCGCAGTACCTGACATGCCATCGAAGGCTATACTACGCTTTAACATACGGGCAGTACTTTGCGCCCACGGCGGGATAACCGGCTCACCAGTATCAGGGTCTTTAAACTGCCTACTAATAATATCCATCTGACCTGCTATAGTAGCTTTGGCGTCAGTGTAATTACCCTCGCCCAGTTCTTCAGCAAGCAACCGCCCAGACGTTGTAGAGGTATCAATTATTGTGGAGAAGTTCTGCGAGGCGTATTGATTTAGGGCAGCACCTGTCTGGTTAACTGTACCATCTTCGTTAACTCCAGTAGCAGCCGCATCGATGTCAATTTCTATATCACCGGCATCAATAAGAGCATCAGAATCCTCAGTGAGTTCACCTTGTGCTGCATTAACCGTAGTTAATGGGGTGCCTAATGAACCTTCCACAGTCTCTACATTATCTGAGTATCCCGCTGCGTCTGGGGTTTCATCAATTTCGTCGGTAAGGGTCACGTCTTCTTCGGCTACTATATTCGTATTATCTATAACCAGATCATCGCCCAGATCATACCTCGCATCGTCTGCATCTAGATTTGTGCCTGTAGCATCAGGATCTAATTCGGTATAATTATCACTTAGATTAAGATCATTATCAGTCAAAAACGTATTTGGATCAGTAGCTAATGCCTGAATATCTACATCCTGATCAGTCATACCAACGTCATCCATAGCACCATCTAGATCGAAGATGTCTTCGTTTTCTGTTTCTTCAGCCATTGATCTTATTCCTTTCGGCTTCGCACCGTCTGATACGATCACGTAAGTAAATGTAGTTTTTCATCGCTTCCTCTATTGCCCTACTGTCAGGGGGAAGAGCTTCGATTTCATCTGCTAATTGATTGTTAAATCTGTCGTCATACTGCTTTATTGCGGGGCAGTAGACCTCAAGCTGCGTTCTATAAACCGTTGTCGCGCAGCCGGTCAGTGACAGACTTACGATCAGTAAGATTATCGTCTTCATGTTCTGCCATGTTTTTGTAAAAATCAGAGGCCTGTGTCTGTGCCTCTAATTCGTCCTCTAGGACTTTGATTTTCTCTTTAGCTCGCCCTTTGACCTGACCCATTATGTAAATAATAGGTAAGGCTAGTGCTAAAGCGCCTATGATATAGGACTTGATCTTACCGAAGACGAACACTAATGGACGCCTTCTTTGTTATCCTTCCAACGGGCGTATGCTGCTAAGGCAATCCCGCCAATAGCACACAGTAGGAAGATGGTTTTAAGGCTATCAGCGTAGGCTACCAGCCCCTGTAATTGACCCGCTACCTCGTTCAAGCCAGTGGCTGCACCGGCTATGCCAGCGCCTACCATAGTCTTAGACTTAGTAAGCTTCTTAGGAGCCTCTGCAGTAGGCTTCTGTACCATAGCAGGGCCACCCTCATCGGACGGCAATTGAGCGTCACGGCTAAAGATAGCTGCTTCCGCTGCACGGCGTCGAGTAAGTCCACGAAGAGGCTGTAATTTACCGTCTACCCGCGCCTTGTTCCATCTTTGCAGTTGCTCAGGTACATCATCGTACAGACCTGCGTTCAGGCGCTTGAGGGCTGTTGATGATTTGAACGCACCCCCGCCTAAGTTGAATACAAACGACACTAGAGCGTCATACTGCCCTTGGCTAAGAGGGACATTTACTAGGCGCTTAACTATCTTGCCGTGTTCATCTAAGTCCTCTTGAAGACGCTGTTCTGCCTCTGCTACGGTGCAGGTCATTCCAGAGCGAATACCCTTAGTCGCGCCAAATCCTAGCGTCCACTTTCCAGCGGGGCAGCGATATGCGTGAACTAAGCCATCGTCCTTGACTTTGTGCAAGCCTTCAAATTTCTTAACAAGATCAACGCATTGCTGCGATACATTAGTTGGATGCATTTTATTAAAATCACTTATAAAATAAATTAAATATACTACTATTATACACTAATTCAGCGCACAATTCAACACTTACTTACAGGCGTTGCTCTAGTTCTTCTATACGATCATTAGCTTCCTGTAAGGCTGACCACAGGACGGGTACAAGGCTAGAATAATCTACTGTCTGATACACCGGCATACCGTCAACATCTTCAGCATCTTTATCCCCGAAGACTGCCCAAGGAACGATTGCTTGAAGTTCATGGGCTATAAACATGGCCCTAGATTGAGTGTCGGTATCTCGCTTACCCATAATGGCATCAACAGACATGACTAAATGAGTGGCGTCTATCAAGCTACCTTCAACCGTCTTAGTTCTATAATCAGATGTCGTTACATAGCTGGCGGCTGAAACTGCATTCGTGACGGTAGCACTGTCGCCGGTAATATCGCCCGTAACCGAAGCATCACCACTCAAGAATAAATCCTGCCAACGATTATTGTTTCGTGCCAATATCTTTGGTGTTCGTCGTATCAGGAACCAATGCACCATCGGCTACATTAATATGAGCCAAGGCTTGCCAGACTGCATTATCTGCAGTTGAGTTTGCACAGACATGCATACGATCTGTGGTCACGTTCACCCAGACTGATCCGACTGCATAGCCCTAAGTCTGTATCATCATTAACTGTAGGATCTGACGTAGCATCCAGCTTGTTCAAGCCTCCAACTCCACCGTGTGCGGCAGGTAGGTAGCCTGTGACTGAGCTTGCTAGAGGTATCTTTGCGCTATCACCCGCTACGCCGGTATGCGTATGGCCGCTGGTTCCAAAGGCTGTCTGTAGTTGGTTGAACTCTGAGTTCAGTGGCGCTGCAGTAATATCCAGCGTGTTCTGAATGGAGCTTGCTGATTGTCTGGTATATCCTGCCATTATCTCTTTCCCTGACTGTGCAAATTCAAATACTAGCCCTTGGATCGAATGTGGGCTGGCTACTGCGTCTGTTACAAAGGTAGCTCTAGTTGAGTAGCCGCTGCCTTGTATGTCCGACACGATTACGGGCTTTGATGAGCCGCCGTATTTTACGTCTGTGGCGTTATAACTAATGTTCCTACCGCCGTAGACTGTGGGTGCGCCGGTAGAGTTCTGACTGTAATCCCGTGGTGTAGAAGTGTCTGGATCAGACCAATCGTATTCGATGTTAAGGAGCATCGTGAACGGGCCTTCTGCTCTAATAAAGGTGTTTAGCTTGTGAATCACTTTGCGGATTTCAGTGTCGCCAAAGTCTAAAAACGGCGTGGAGTACAGACTGATAATGTTAGCACCGGCTAGGCTGTTGCCTGTTTCTTGGCGGTAGACCTTGCCGTCGAACCCGCCATGTAGAACAAACTCTTCTGCTCCTATGTATTCGCTGGTACAGACTGATACTTTAAAGCCCAATAAATCGCTAAACTCCCAGCCCATGCCTTGTTGAGTGCTAGTTAAGCCGCCTAATATGCCTTTGCCTTCAGATGTACTACCTCCCACAAACAATCGGATCTGAGACTTGGCTCTGATGACCGTAGAATTAAGCGTATCCAAATCCTCATTACGGATAATGTCGGTTAGTCTACCTTGTATGTTTTTACTGATGGAGCGGATCTCTACATCACCAATATTGGCAGTACCTGAAACAGGGCGCAGACCATCGGGGCTTAGAAATATTAGATCACCGCCTAGCTCTTGTACTGAGTCACGGGCTACACAGCCTACGTTGCTGGTTACATTGTCAGGCTTAAACGGGGCAGTGGCTCCTTGGGCCGTATTCTTAGCCAGCTTCTTGATAGCGTTCTGACCGAATACAAATAAATCCTCACGGAACGGCTTTAGCTGTACGACTTTAAATCCTGCAGAATATTGGTGGCTATCAGCCGCCGTAGTCCAAGTGTACGGATCTTGTGGCGCTGAATGGGATATACCGTTCTGGTAGCTCGTATCCCCTGCAATAAACAGGTAATCCTCAAACACTTCTACAATCTCTGGGGCGTCATAGGCATTTGGTCCACCGGCACTAGAGGCACCGCCTGAGTTAGTTGAGAGTACTTGCTTCCAGTTCGTGCCGTCGAAGATTGTCAGTGGGTTTATACCATCAACAAAGGCCACCATAGAGCCGCTGCCAAAGTTAAACTGCACATGGCGTATCTTGGTAATAGTCTTAGAGCCGCTAACCGTGTTGTGTGTTAGTCCGGTGGTAATTTTGCTCCAGCCAGAGCCGGTAATGTGTTTCCAGAAAGAGTAAGTATTTCCAGAAACATCCTTACGTGCGGCTATAATGTAAGGCGATCCCAAAATTTCATTACGGTACATGCAAAGGCCAAGGATTTTACCTTCGGCTACAGGATTACTTGAGCCGTCTAATGCCTGTACTTCCTGCCCATACTCGCCACCAGAATAGGTAGCCGTGGTATCGTAATGGTCAAAGCCTTCGATGCGTCTGTAGCCACCAAATAAACTAGGCTCGTAGTTCATCAGGCGGGTAGCTGCACCGGGAAAGTTAGCAGCCAGATCCAAATGGTTCTCATTGCTATTCAACCCGCCCTTGCAGATTACTTTATATGAGTCGATACGATCCACTATAAGCCACTCACTGATCTAAAGCTTGCTGAAGCATTACCGCCGCCGAAGTTCACTCTGGTGTCTCTGACTTCACTGTAGCTGTTGATGTATTGTGATTTCATGTCGGCTATAGCCCGTTCAAAATTGCGCTGGGCTAGTTGGGCCGACTCTGGATTATCCTTGAACATATAGATGTGATACAGCGCACCTTCTACGAAGATTGGTGTCAGTACGTCTGGATAAACCGAAGCGCCGGTAGGTGTATCGTTATATGCTACAAGCTCAGTCGGGTGCAGGAAGTACCTAAACTCTAGGCGATACGGCTTATCCGGTGCTGGGCTTATGCCAAATCCTACGCCGTGACTGGGAAATACATATTCAGGGCGACTGATACCTGACGTAGCTGCGTCATCGTCTTTATCCCGATAGCTCTTGTACCATACATCCCGATCTATGTACTGCAGGGAGCGGTTTTCTGTGGAGAAAGTACCATCGCCCACGATCTGAAAAGAGTTCCACTCCAGCGTCTTGGCCCTAGTTGGGTTACTATATTCTGTCTGACCTACAACTACCTGAGTAAGCTCTTGGGCAGCATTAAAAGGCCACTCGAATTGCTGTGCGTTGAAGTCAAAGATTGCGGAGTTAATTGCATCCTTAGCCGCCGCCTGTATGCCACGGGCGTTCTCAAAGTCAGATTGTGTAAGCTCGACTTCGTTGAGTCGCCTTAGCACCCGATTAGTCAGGTCTAAAAATATAGTCATGTATGGGCCTTTTTAAGCTGCGTTTTTAAACGGGCTGCTTGGAGTAGAAGTTGAGGTGGTCGCAAACGGCGACACATTTAGATCTGAACTTCTTGAAGTAAATGGCGGCTCAATCACGCTAGTAGTGATGTTCTGAGCGCCTTCGGCATTTACGATAGGTGTATTCAGAGTGCTGGTGATAGCACCAGTTAGAGTTAGATTAGCATTGGCGCTAGTTAGACTGTTAATATTAGCTATAGCACCGCTGGAGAATACGCCTTCGGGATTGGCTTGAGTAGTAACCCCGATATTAGTAGACGGCTTACCGTCTGCGACTGCATCTCCATCGATGCTGGTGGTTGATGATACAGTAGCCGCCGCTGTGGTTACACGTATACGATTGTAGTTTATTACGGTGGTAGAGGCTACATTCGCAGGTGCTTTTGGTTGTGCTATTAACTGCGCTTGAACTGAATCCGTGCAGTTTATATTAGCTACGATTAGTGAGGTGGATACCCTTTCTGCTACAATCTGGGTAGTAGCCTGTACGGTCGTGGACGGTCTGCCGATCCTTATTACCTCGGCGTCTACAGAGGTAGATACCGCAACATCAGCAATCACACGGTCAGCAAGTACGCCGGTTACTGATGAACCAAACTCTAAAATGGTGTCGGTAACTACACCATCAAAGGATTCGCCGGTTACGGATGCAGCAAAAGTATAAGTTTCGTCAGCGGCTAGATCAACACCCAGACCCGCATCCATGAACCCATCAAAGGCATATGTATTATCTGCAGAGGTGTTTGTTCCTGTGGAGCCTACTGCCGAGGCATTGAAGGTGTAAGTAGTGTTTGCGGCTCCGGGTCTAAAGTCTTCCGAAAGTATAGCCGCCTGTGAAGAAACAGTAGAAGTAGCAGCGGATTTTATGATGCGAACTACATCCGCAGCGGCGGTAGATTGGACAGACTCAGAGGAAGTATTCTGACGTATCCGTACAAAGTCTATAGCGGTAGATGATGTACTTGTAGCAGATACGCTACCCTCGATAACTACCTCAGAGCCTACTGATGTAGTGGAGCTTATCGAAGAAGCGGCAGAGCCTAGGTGTAAGAAGCTGCCAAGAACTGATCCGTTAAATCCATACGTGTTATCGGCGGCGGCGTTTGTTCCAGTGGAAGCGGTAACTACTGCAGAAGTAGCATATGTGGTGTCCGTAGCTGCGGGTCTAAAGTCCTGACCAACAGCCGCCGTAATAGAAATAACATTAGCACTGACTGCGGCATTAATAACTCTAACAGGATCAACTGATCCAGTAGACGTAACATTAGCAGATGCTTCGCTTAGTCTAATTCTAACTGCGTCAGGAACTAAGCTAGACGAAACTATATCAGCGGAAATAGCTGCTACTCGTATTCGGGTAACATCAGTCGTGCCAGAAGATATTGCGGATGCAGCGGCTTCTGCATCTAGTACTGTTTCACCCGATACAGATGATGTCGAGGTTACATCACCCAAGGCAGAGGCATTTATTACAGTTAATCTGCCATTGACCGTAGAATCAAAAGTATAGGTTTCGTCTACATTAGCGGATGTACCCGCAGAGCCTGTAACAGTAGCATCGATGCTGTAGGTGGTGTCTGTTTCAGCGGATACCGGCGGGAGAGGTGTAACTGAAGCAGTAGTGCTGTAAGTCGTGTCTGTTTCGGCATCGATTGCGAGTTTGCCAACAACGGAAGCAGTAGTGCTGTAAGTCGTGTCTGTAGACAGAGCTACAAAATCTTCGCCGCTTACAGACGTTGTTGTTGTAATCGCCGCTGTAGGGGATGCTTTAATTAATCTGGCAGCATCGGCGGTAGCAGAAGACGTTACAGTAGCTGTGGCGTCTGATTTTATGAGTCTCTGTTGGTCTGCCGAAGCAGAAGAAACAATATTAGTGCTTGGCCTACCCAGCCTGACTTTGTTTACCGCATCAGCAATAATTGTAGTTACTGAAGCAGCTATATCAGAGGTACGAACTCGTTTTGCAGCTAGGCTGGTGCTGGCAGCTATATTAGCAGCGGCTACAGATAGGCGGGTAATTTTACCTGCGATAGAAGTGGTGGCCGAAGCAGTCGTGGTGGCTGCAGTAGTGCGGGTACGTTTAGCCTCAATGCTAGTGGTGGTGGCAGAAATTGCTGTACCGGCTGCTTTGCGGAGCCTTACCTGATCAACAGATCCCGTGGCAGTAGCCGTGGCGGCAGCATTGGCTGTCCGTATCCGATCATAATCTATCGTCGCCGTAGCCGACACAGACGCAGACATGGCGGCGTCTACGATAGTGGCAGTAGTGGCACTTACTGTCGTTGTAGCGGATATAGACGCAGCTACATCAGCAGTTCTTTTTCTCTGTACTGCAGTTGAAGCTGTAGCAGAGATAGTAGTGCTAGGTCGCCCTAATCTTACCTTGTTAACTGCGTCAGCAATGATTGTAGTAACTGAGGCCGCAATATCAGAAGTGCGTACTCGTTTAGCGGCAAACGTGGTGCTAGAATTAACAGCCGCAGCCGCTGCAGTATCTTTAACCCGTACCGCTTCAACAGCCGTTGTGCTGGCAATAGCCGCACTTGCAGAAGCCTCAACGATATTGGCGTCGAGGGCCGCTAAAGGTGCTGATGCGAGAGGACTAAAGCCGAGCATTTGTTATCCCTCTAACGGGGCTGCTGGTGGCGTGAAGTTTGCGGTGTAGCGAGCTAAATCTTTAGTAATGCGGAGGTCTTGGATGTAACCTTCAAAATTATAACTAGCGCCTCGATATCCACCTATTATCCAATTTTCAGATCCAGCACTTATATTACTAGACGAATTTACTGTATCTTCCAATGTTCCATTTATATAAAACTTGTAAGTATTGGCACTAGAATCTCTGACTAAAGAAATGTGACTCCAAGCATTTGTTGTGATAGAACCAAAATTACCGTTATAAGAATAAGAACTATTATTCCAAGACAATGCGGCTGCTATATTACCACTTTGATGATAAAATTGTAAGCCAACACCCTTACTAAACGGCATCAAAAGATTTGTATCTTGAGCAGGATACATCCAAAACTCAATCGTATAGTCTTTAGAAAATATAGAATCATCTGCAGGAATATCAATATAATCACCCGTACCATCAAAATACATTGACTTAGTATTAGCAAACTTAACCTGAGTAGTTGAACCAGTAGTATTGCCAACCAGTTTTAGATTAGAACTTTGAGATTTATCTATGATAGAGGCGTCTGTGCCTTTGATGTGTAGCTCTGCACCTGATGAAGATCGTGACGAAGTAGGAACTGTAGATGATCCGCTTGGCGTTCCCGTCTGCACTAAAAAATCTGAAATGTAGCCCGTCCAATCCAAATTATTACTCCAAGACGATCCTAAATTGCCAATTGTAAGATCAGTATTTGGAGCTGAGTAACCTGATAACGATTTTGAAGATTCTTCAACTCCGTTTATAAACATCTTTGCAGTACTTGACGTGACTTGTAGCTCGACAAAATACCAAACATTTCTAAGTGCAAAAACCCCAGTATCCGTATCTCCGCTATCGACAGAATATTTAATTGGAGTGTTAGTACCCCCGTAAAGAAAAATACCTACTCTGCCGCCACTACCAGCACCTTGTCCAAAAACGGCTCCGATTTCGTCGGTACTTGATCTAGTAGAATAGAACCAGCAACTAACTGTAAAATTTGTTGATCCACTAGGTATTTTACCCGCAGAAGTTTCTAATCTATCATCAGTACCATCAAAATATACAGACCCACCGTGATCGGCTGCATCGTATTCATTGTAGTCGTAGGGTGAGAATGGTTTTGTGAAAACATTGCCGTTTACTGTTATTGTATGCGCGTTAGTTGAGCCATCAGATATATATGGTAGGTGGCAAGTAAGCAGTGAAGTATTAGTAACTGCACTCACACGTTCAGTGGGAACAGAGTAAGCAGTAGTGTCTAAGGATGTAACTACCCGAAGGTCAGAAATGTAGCCATTAAAGAACGGTTGAATACTATATGCGCCTGTACCTATAACTGGACGATTTGATCCATTTGTTAAATTTTCAGTTCCAGAATGTGTGTCGGTTTGTAGTGTACCATTTACATACATTTTAGTGGTGCCATTATCTCGGGCTACACAAAAATATGCCCACTGTTTTGTCGATATAGCAGTGTTTCCAACTATAACATCTGTACCCGCTATTTTATATCTAAATGTACCATCAGCTTGTGTGTAAATAACGAGATGATTTCCAGTGGCATTACTTAAAGGTCTATAATCAAGAAGATAACCATCACCCAATGAGCCTGTAAAATACACCCAGAAACTTATAGTAAAATCTCCAGAGCCAATTGCTGCTCCGCCGCTTGAAGAAGAAACATTTAGATATGTATTGGTCGTCCCATCAAAGTAAGTAGAATAACCTCCACTACGATAAGGGCTAAACGTACCAGCGTAAGAATCGCCATTTACTGTAATGCTATGGCTATTAGAAGAGCTATCGGTAATGTTATTATTGTCTGACGTACCCGTAGCAGTCGCCAGCAAAGTTGTATGATTACTATCCGTTACAACCGTAACAAACGACAGGCTAAACGCATTAGCGCTGGTAGCCTGATTGATGCCATCGCTGGCAGTAAACGTCAGAGTAAAAGTAGCATCTTGGCTGGCGTGTGGCGTTACCGTGAATACGTTTGTATTGTTGCCAGTGCCTTGCGTTACCGTAGATCCGTTTAACGATGCAGCGCCAGTAGTAACGCTGTAGCCGTATGTCAGAGGTACTTCTTCTGGATCAGCCGCCGTTACAGTAATTACTGTGGCTGTACCATCAGTAGCCAAAGTGAATGGCGTAGTATTGCTGCCAGCATCTTGAACAGAAGTAATGTTAGGGTTCGTATTAACCAAGCTAACAGAGTACCAGCCAGAGCCGTTATTGATGTAAAAACGATTAGTAGCAGTCACATAAGCCATATCACCAGCAGCAAAGCCAGACAGCGGTAAAAGATCAGCCGTAGCGTAGACTACAGCCCCAGCCGCAACGGTATCAAAAGCTACCCCGCCAGAGCCAGTAGACTTTAAAAACTGACCGCTAGAGCCATCGTCTAGGACGTTTGCAAGAGTGCTGAGATTTGATGCGTTGCTCATTCTTTACTACCTCTCAGCACACCAAGCATTCACAACCGCTGCGACTTCATCGCTGGTCATAGTGCTATCGTCTTCATTTAACAGTGGGTAACGGGAGTGAATATTTTGAACTGCTGCAACTAGCTCTGTTTGAGTGTAAGTTGTTACAGTGTCTGGAATATAGTATTCTCTATTGTCTGGCGAATAACCAATCATTGTATGGCTATCAGGATCAGCAAAATAACCACCATCTGCAATCCAAGGTGGTGTTTTCATACCACCATCAGTCATATGTAATTTGTACTCAAGATACATTTTGATTACTCTTCTTTTCAATTTGCAGCATATAATCAGAGTTTAAAAAATCAGCCTTACCGAATATGCGTTCAGCCGTTTTATCTGCGTTAGTACAATACTTGTCTGCCATCTGGTCTAAGAAATCTTCAAGATCATTTGAGTGTGGCAAATCATTTTTAGCAATTCGATCAGAGGTGTGTTTGATGTAGCCGCTTACCTCAGTTAAACCAACTTGAGGGTGAACGCCGTACTGTGTCATATATTCAATAGTAGCTGTCGAAGCTCTGCCGCCATCCATCAGGTTTCTATACATTAACTCAAAGCCACGCCTTACGTGATGTCTTTTTTCTTCAGCTTCAAATGTCGCTTCATCCCATTCTTTAATGCCGTGTGCTTCTTGAATGTTTTCATAAGCGTCTACCATCGTAGCAATGTCTTTAATACTACCGTTGATTTTGTTTTCAACTGACACAAGAGAGTGTCGCTTATGGCGCAGCTTGGCCTCGGATACAGCGTCATCTAAGCCTTCTAGTTCCATTATTTCCTCTCGCAACTCAGCGTGAGTAACTTGGGCTTCTGACAATGCCATCTTACGCTTTTCAACTTCAGCCGTAATCTGACGCAGCATACGCATAGGGCTATGACCGTTCAGCATTGTAAGGGTCATCATATTGATAGTGGTCTGACTGTTTTGACGATCAAAAGCCCTTGTTGCTCGGTCAATCATAGGCAGCTTTTCTGCTACCCGTGCAGCGGCTACCTGATTTATGTTTTCAGAGGCTTCGACGGGAAGACTGAAGGTAATCGGTTTTGTAACGACTTGGTTCATCAGGATGCCGCTCCTGATGCACTAGCTCCAACATTTCGAGCAATAGTTAAATCACCGTGATCAGTTGCATTTCCTAAAGTTTGAACGACAACTTTGTCTATTATATCGCTTCGATTGCTAGCATAACCACCAATAAAACAGGCGTTAGTTCCGTTACCTACACCCCCTAAGCCACTTCTGCTTACAGACAAATCACCAAAGTCAGTAGCATTTCCAGTGGTGCTAATAGTCACATAGTCTATTACATCTCCACCAGCAGCACCGCCAGCAAACAAACCTCTAGTGCTATCTGCCGCTGATGCTAGGGCATGTCTTGAAACCGATAAATTACCAAAATCAACGGCATTACCAGCAGAAGCAATTGTAACATAGTCTATAACATTTATAGGCTGACTAGAGGAGTTTCTCCCACCAGCAAACAAACCTCTGGTATCATTGGCTAATCCCGTGGCATTTCTACAGTCATTATTTAAATCGCCAAAATCAGTAGCGTTTCCAGTTGTAGCAATGGTTATTTTATCTATTGAGTTTGTTATTTTACCTAAATGAAACAGGCCAGTTGTACCATCTGAACACGCTGCGTTGTCATTGGATGCGGCAGTAGTGTTGCCAAAGTTAGTAGCGTTTCCAGTTGTAGCAACAGTAATATACTCTATAAGCTGAACATCGTTGCCAGCAAATACTGCTCTTGTTTTATTTGATACGCCCGAATTACCTCTTGCGGTGTTAGTAAGATCTCCAAAATCGGTAGCGTTACTTGAAGAAGTAATGTCAAAATAATCAATAGTATTTACATTGCCATTAGAACTAATACCTCCAGCATAAACACCTCTATCGCCAGAATTTGCGACATCTGGTGCGGGAGGGCTTAGCTCAACCCCATACCAATCAGTACCGTTGTGATGATAAAGACTTGTGTTTGCAGTTACATAGGCTAAATCACCTGCGCTGTTACCGCTTTCAGGCAAAGCGTCAGTGTCAGCGTATGTTGTTACGCCACTAGCGGCATCAGCAAAAGCTAAAACTCCGCTACCCTGAGAAGTCAGAACTTGCCCAGAGGTGCCATTGTCTAAAACGTTAGCTAGATTGCCAAGATTGCGGTTGTTGCTCATATTATGTTACCTTAGCCCAATCAGTTCCATCAAATGTATACTTATTTCCTTCCCAATCTTCTGGTGCGTTAGAAACACTTGTATGCAAAGTTGCCGTAGCACTATTTAGGTCACCAATAATAAATTGGGCAGGTTCGCCAACGGTTATAGTGCTTTCGTTTATAGCTACAGAAATACTGTCTTCTAAAAGATACTTGGAAAGGTTTGTTGAGGTTTCTACAATGGTTTTCATATTAACCTTTCACTATTAGCTTAGTTGCAGACACAGCGGTTCCTGCAAATACGCTTGGGTTTGAAGGGGTTAAGCCCACCCCACCAGTTGTTTGAACGTAATATTTTTGCCCCGCTGTAATGCTGCTTTGTGCATCATCCACAGAGCCTGCAATTTGGATTGTTGCAGTTTGTCCATTTGTGTAGGCTGCGTCAGAAATACCTATAAAGTTTTCGGCAGTCAGATTTGTTGTGATATTGCTGACATCAACCATCTGCACTTTCGATGCGCCGGTACTTTCTGAGCTAGTCGTTGAGACTGCAAATTGCTCTGTATCTGGATCATAAACTGGCGTTGCAATATACGCTAGCGCTGCCGCCACATCTTCACGACTAGCTGCGCTAATACTATTACTTGTAACAGTTATCTTTCTCATTTTTATTGAAGCATTCAGAGCGTAAAAATAATAAGGTGTTGAAATAGCATCGTTGTAACACAGTACACCATGTTCAGCGTTGTCTGAGTCAGGAATTTCAAGCGTACTCTCTGTTGTAATAGTTGTTCCACTGACGCTTAAAAGCGACAGATACCCCCTACCACTATGTCGATACGAAGTAAGCCAACGTGATACGTTTGGGCAATAAACAATAGACATTCTGTTAAATGAGTTATAACTACCGCCAATCTGTGTGGTACTCCCTGCGGTCACACTTGTGCCAGATATGGTCATCGCAGTTGCATAAGCGTAGTAACTTCCTGTTGAAGCATAAAGGCAAACTACTGTACCAGAGCCGTTACTAACCAAACGGGGTTTTCTTGATAAGACTGTAGATAAACGAACAGAACTGCCGTAAGAAATAGACGTAGAGCTAACTGTTGCTACAAGCGCTCGTAAACGATTACTATCACCACCATCACGGCCCGCCACAATGATTTTGCCTGATCCTGAATCGTAACAAGCTCCAACAGAATAACAAGTGCTGCTGCTGAACGGCTGAAATGCTGAACTAAAGCTTATTGACGTACCGCTAACCGTTCCTATTTTTTGGTAGGCTATGGTGTTTGCGGAATATGTAACAACAATTTTACCTAAGCCTGAGTGGTAGTCCGTACTGTTGCCAAATTCGGTACTAAGCACTGACCCTGAGTGAAACACAACAGGCGTACCAAAACTAATTGATGTACCAGATATTGTCCCGACTACGGCTGTGCCATATGAGCTATTGTTTGCGTCAACGTAACAGTAGATTACTTTATTATTTGCAGTATCATAGCAGCCACCACAACTATATTTTGAATGCTCATTCCCTGTTAGTTCTACTTGAGATCCAATAGATGTCGATTGCGAACCAGATACGGCCGATACTGTTCCGTCAGAATTAACTACTACTGTATCACCATTAGCCAAAGTACCACTAGCCACAGCTTCTAATGAACCGCCGCCGCCACCACCAGCGGCATCAGCAAACTCTAACGCATTAGCCCCGCTATTCATCTGCAAAACTTGACCCGCTGTGCCTAAGCTTGAAGGAGTGTCAGATAGGTCTACTATATTATTAGGAGTGCTGGCGAGCGAGCCGTGTTCAACCACCTCAACAACATCGTCAGCTACAAAAGCTGAAAAGCCTGTAATTGTAGTGCCGTTGCTTGCTGTAAAATCTTCACCACCGCCACGAAGCTTAACGCCGTTTTTATAGACTGCTACTTTATCAGGGGTGTAGTTTACCGTTACAGAAGTCTCTCCCGCATTCGGCTCAAGAAACGTGCTACTGTAAGGACTAGCAAATGGTGCGCCATATTCAACAACTTCTACAACATCGTCTTCAGCCGTTGCGCTAATAGTAATCTGCGTGTCAGTAGCAGTGACTTCGCTATCTTGTAGTTTCACACCATTGAGAAACACCGAAATGTTTTCAGCTTTCCAAGAACCAGTAAAAGCAGTTTCACCATCAGAAGAAACTACAGTCTTTGTAGTGGTAATAGGTACTAAAGAGCCGCCGGTAGAACTACTGCCACTAGCCGTAACTACACCAGAGCCATCTATAGATAAACCTGTGCCAATCTTAATCCCGCCAAGCGCAGAGCTAGAGGCGGTAGGCAGAACGTAATTATTTGCGCTGGTAGCTACGCCATCTAGCTTTGTCTTATCAGACGAGGACATAAGGCCAGCGGCTGATGTTGTGGCGTTAGAATAGCTAGTGCTGCCTACGTTTATCGTGCCGCCCATACCACTGTGATTGGTGCAGTAATAATAAAGGGTGCTGGGCGCATCCTGCTCTAGTTTTACTTCAACGTACTTAGACCCAACTACGGTTACGCCCGTGGTAAACTGTGAGCTATTGGCGGCATCAGCTTGAGTAGCCAACCGGAATGGATGACTTGAGTTAGTGCTATCAGAAACATCAAAGCGGTAGGTAACAGACGGCACTAAAGTAATCGTCTGATTAGCAGTACCATCAATCAGGTAGTTGCCGCCCGATACAGTAACCGTAATATCAGCGTAGAGCAGATCAAGATCGTCTGCAGAAGCGCTAATAAAGACCTTGGCGCTGCCAGATAGATTGAGCAAGCTGCCGGTAGATGAGCTAGTTAGAACCCGTGTGAGAGTAGAATTGCTGCCGCCATTGTGCGTGTATACACCTGTAGATACCTCCCATGCTGTGCCATCTTCAATTACCAGCCGTACTGTATGGCCGTCTAAAGACGAAGGCACAGACTGATACCCAGCCTCTGCGGAAGCTAGAGTAACAGTACCTGTGCCTGAAGTGCCGGTATCAACGGCAACCTTTACACGATCAGCGAAGCGAGCCATGCTGGTTCCTTAATCTAACTTGATAACGAAATCGCCAATGCCAAATCGAAGTATATCTCCGCTGTTCACACTGCGAGCAGTAGTCAAAGCTCCTGTGAGAATAGGGTCTTTAGATTTACGGTAGGTAGCACTTGCGTTACTAGTGTATTGAGTTGCAGAACCATAGGTTGAAGTGCTTCCAAGCGTTCCACGATAGATGCCCCAGTGCGTTACTGATCCTGTCCAATTGCCTGTGGCTTCTGGAAAAGCAATCGCAGAGGTGTTTGATATAGAGGTTACTCCGCTGCCATCAGTGGTCGGAGTGCCAAATACGTTAGCAGAAGGGCTAATAAGTACCTGTCTTGAGTATCCGTTACCATCAAATTCGCCTGTAGACCCAGAGGAAGAAGCCGCTACTGAACCAACATTACTACCGGGGTCACTTCGATATAAGCCTAGATATAGGTAGGTATCGGACACTGTAGCGTTCTGAGAAGCGTTACCATTTTGGCGAGTATAAGTTGAACCTACGTAGGGTAAAAAACAATTACCTATAAAGGTATTTCGGTTTTTATAATGCGCTTGGATCTGTTGCATCCCTGTACTGGTATCGCCTGACGTTCCATTATAATACGCCCAATCGGTCTGACCGTAAGAAGCACCCGAAGCAGTTGTACCCCCGCCCGTAGGCTCTGGAATAAATCCTAATCTACGTGCGAGTTGTCTGCGCCATTCAGTAGCAGCTTCATATAACGTATAATCAGTGTCGTTAGCTACAGTTACTGTACCAGATCCTACGCCCCATCTATTCGGAAAGGTAATATCAAACTGACCGCTGGCAATTCTGAATTGATCTCCAGAAGCCACGCCTACGCCGCTATTTAACGATCCAGACATTAGGAAATAAGACGAGCCTGTATTTGTTGCATCCGTCCATAATGACCAGTGTGATACAGTTCCCCAAGAGCCGCTTGCTTCGGCAAAATCTATGGCAGAAGAATTGGTTATATTGTCATTGGTATCAAAGCCAAATTTACTAGAAACAGAAACACGGGCGTAGCCATTCCCAGAGATCTCGTTTGAGCCTGTATTCCCATCAAGCGGATCTCCAGTATGTAGGCCCAACCACATCCCAGTAGGAATCGAAAATTCAGCCTTTTTAAAGAGGTGCTTGATCAGGGCAAGCTCTAGATTATCACTGAGAATAGCCATCAGTCGCTCCTATTAGTCAATATTGATGTCTAAATCGCCAGCCGGTATGCGGAAAATATCTCCGGTTGAAATAGCCTTGTCGCTCGTAAGCTGGGCATGAACGATCATGTCACTGGCTGTACCGCCGGTAGCCGCTGGCATAATCATAACCGCAATCACTGTTCCGTAGTCTGCGGTAGCTTCGGGAAACTCGATAGCCGAGGTGTTGGAAGCGTTGTTTCCACTTACCGTGAACGCCGCTGTCTGACGGGCATACGCCGTACCAGAGGTAGAAACTTCAGATCCGAGTGCGGAATCCGTGGGATCTGTGGTGCATAAAGCCACGTACCAAGCTGTAGGCCGTGTGACTGAATCGGAAGTCAGCAAGTATTTTAAAGTATGGGTTTCAAATGCGTTCGAGAGGCTCATGTGTTTCTCCTGTTCCTCAAATCGTGATGGTGAAAGAGGAAACAGCTAACCTGTCTCCTACGAAAAGATTGACGTTGGTTAATGTGAGATCACCGCCGCCGCCTGTATTGGTTACAGTGCCTCTGAAGACTTCGGAGCCACCGCTAGTAAAGATTTTGAATTTGGTTGCCGTACCTGCATTGATCGTAGTGTCAGTGGTAATGGCGTTAGCAGAAACGGAGCCACTATCTGCGGCTCCGAATGCTGGGTTGGTTAAGGGCAGTGTCGCTAACTCAGTATCGGAAGCATCTAGGATTTGCAGAGTACCTGCAGAACCCCCACTATCGATATCGTCCACGATGCCGTTCAAGGCAGCATTCTTAGCACGATTGGTTAGACTGATTGCCACTGCCCTTACCTAGCCTATGCGAGGTTGTAGTTCGCTGTGAACAACGCTTCTGGGCGAAGAATCTTGCGCCCGTAGAGACTCATGCCGCGCACCACATCCGCGAATGTAGTAGGTGACCTGAAGGTCTCAGTCTTAGCAATCTGTTGAGCCGTAGCTACCGCAGATGCGTGACCAGCAACCATCACACCGAAGTTAGTCTCAGAGCCTGTGGAAAGTGCCACGCCAGCGCCTGTACCTTCGTAAGGAAGGTTGTTAGACTTGTAGATTGAGAACCCACGTAATGTTCCGGGCAACTTACCGTTACGCAGTTCATCACCGCCACCGAAGTCAGAATTAATCAACTTACTTGATTCATCCATTAATACTTCTGCGAATACGGGGTCAATTACCAACCACCTTCCATCGCTGTCTACGTTAGCTTGATCCATTTGACGAGCAATACGGTTCAAGATTGCCAATGGTGAAGTGATACCACCCGCGCCACCGCCTACTGCGATTGGAATAGATGTTACTTCAGCGTCACCGCCAACATCTGATCCACCGAAGTCTGTGATGTCTAGCTTGTTAGCCGCCAACATCTCATCGTTACCAGCGTTAGTATCGGCTTTAGTACCGTTAATATCGCCAGACGCTGATCGACGCGCCCATGAAGATGGAGTCTTCCAACCTGCTAGGTAGCCAAGTACTTCTGCGTCCATTGTATCACGCAGTTTGTAACCAGCACGGTCACTTGCTAAATCGCCGAACGAAACATGCGAGTGTGCTTCTTCAATATCGTCAATCGCAAACTGGAAGTAGTTCGCTTGGTCTACAACCATTGTGAAATCTGCGTCTGTAAGGTCTTGTGTTGCCAACGCAGTACCACGCTCATATGTCGTGATTGTGATATCTGGCTCTTTGATAATTTTAATGCTATCGCCGAAGTTACTAATTTCCCCGGTATAATCAGTGTTAGTCACTGACTCGATAACAGAACTCTTGCGTAGAGCCTTCTGTACTTTTTTGCTATAAATTACCGGGGAGAAGTTCCCAGAGTTGAGATTTGTGTAGCCAGAGGCCTTTGGAAATGCCATTATAAATGCTCCTTGAATGAAATGGCTTAAATTGAACTTCTTAAATCAATTTGATTGTATGATTAGGTAGCGATAATGACGCTGTACAATGTATTGTTAAATTGAAATAGAAGTAGCTATAACAGACAACGTAACATAGGTGGCAGTTCGTTAAGAGTATCGCAAAAGCGGGTCAAATCTCACTGGTAGACTTAGTATTATTATCTGGAGGGTTTGGTATAGGGTATACTGAATTAGTGTCTTATACCTAATTAATCAATGGTTTCATTATAACACATCGATATAGTTACTGCAATAGTTAATTACTTTATTAGTTGTTAACGTGCAGCTCCTGAAATGTCGTATGAGAAAGTACCAGAAGAGATTGATGCATTGATTGCCTCTTCATTAGCCTCATACTCACGGTCAGACATTTGCTGTACCATGCTTTCAGAGAAAGTAGATTTACCACCTGTTGATGGCGCAGATGAGGATGTTCGTCCTACAGCCTGTGCCGCCGTCTTAGTGGTCTTACGTTTGCCCATATCTGACTTGTACAAATCAATTGTACGCGCCGCCCATGTAGCATCTGTGTTGTTCTTATAAACGCTATCTTGCATCGCAGAAGGTTGCATAGATACCCATTCATGGAACTTAGGGTCTTGCCGTATTCTGAGCGAAAGTCAGGATGTAGTTGCATAAGCTGTTGTTCTGCGCGTCTGCTTGTGTAAGAGTACGTTCAAATTTCTCTACTTGCTTTAAGACGCTCTTCGCCTTCTGCCAAGAGCTTCGTTAGCCCGCTTACGGCAATTGTATCAACGATTTTGCAACATCAGGGTAGCGTATTAGACCATGCCTCTACTTCCGCATCAGTCTTAGGGAAGCCTAATCTGCTTACGAGTAGCTGCGTCTAATTGTTTTTTAACTTCTGCTAATTCTTGATCCTTTTGATCACGTACCGTCTGGATATGACGCTGAATGTCCTGATAGCGTTTTTTGTAGCTTTCCTCTTCAGCATCTAATTGCTTGAGTGCTCGGTTCGCTGTTGATGCCATTTCTTCGCTGTAGTTAATATCTTCTTCCAGCTATCGGTGTCGATATACTTTTGTTTTTGCATAGTGTTTCCTTTTGGGTCCGATAATTTTCGGGTATCCAATTAAATTATGAATGCGTATTTTTGTTTTTTCAGCATTCCTTGGAGGTTTGATGTTTTAGAAGTTTCTTCTTCAGTTGCTTCTTCATCATCTAAAAGGTCATCTACTTCGACAGTTGATGCCTCTATGTCCATCTCTTCAGATGGTACATCTTCTGTGACTTCTTCGGCTTCCTCTACCTCTTCAACTTCTTCAGTATCAGCGTGTTGGATTAGTCCATCCATCTGCATAGACATGAGACCCATCTCTGCCTCAGACTGCATCATCTGGATATGTTTTAAGCCGTGCCACTTAACTACGTGAGCAGGTAGTACATACTCGTCAGTACTTAGCTTTGCATCGATATCATCACGCACATTCTCTGCGTTAGACCCTAGAGGAATAGGATTACCAGACACATCATCGTAGCCCATGATGCCGTCCATCATACCACCACCGCACGACCCATCGCAGTCGCCTTCGCAACCACACGCCATACCGCCGTGATACATTTCTACCAGTTCATCCTTGTCGTAGCTTTCTGGCCAGCTTCTCCTTTTCACGGGTAGACAGCTTACCGTCTTGTTAGTGTCGGCTTTCTTCATCGTCTACTTGAAATTTCTTAGCTGCCATGTCTTTTCCCTCTTGTGTGGTAATTCCTTTAGTGGCGGTAGCTACGCCGCCTAATGCAAAGCCCTTGCCCTTAATCGACTCCCAGACCGGACCCATGTTGAAGCCTAGCTTCTGACCGCCTAGCATCACGCCCATGAGACCTAGCTTCGCAACATCTCTAAAGGTTACTTACCATCCTCATCTCTGGCGTCTCTAAGGCATCCAAACGCTCCTGCTCCCCAAAGTCTTCTGGATAGCGTCCCCGTAACAACTTCTGCACCATCTCATAGAGGTCAACGAAGTACCTCTCGTATTCAGCTTGTTCGCTCATAAAATTTCCTTGCAAGCGGTTAGTAAATGTAATAGCTAGGTGCTATGAGTGATCCTGTAGATATTGAAAAACGTGATCGTATTATTGATGAAGTTTATAAGGCGATTAAAATGTGTATTCCCGAAGATCAGGATGCGCCTTGGGCCGTAGACGGGCAAATTGAAAAAATATCAGATATGATAGATGCCGCTATGTTGCACTCATTAAACCGCCGCGGCTAAAAGCGTATCTTACTTGATTATTGATGGGAGTATCACCTTTGGCCGGTAACGGCTCTGGGGCTTCAGCTTTTTTCCAGTAGGTCACACCCTTAGCGTAAACCCTGTCTCTATAAACGGTAGCAATATCAAAGCCTTTTACCGCTTGACCTGTTTTCATATCTATAAAGAGATGTTTGTCGAAGGGATTAATTCCTACTTCTACAACAGTATCATCCATTTCATTCAGAACATTTCTTTGTGAGGTAACATTGCCCTGAACAGACATGGCCGGAACTTTTTTACCATCTTCCGCTATAGCTCTTCGCTTTTTCTGATCTACGTGAAATGTACCCTTTTCTAAGGTAACTGCGGGTAAGTAGGACTCTGCCTTACTATAATTAGGAACCCCTTTTGAGTTTATTGGATGAACGGTCTGCAATCTATTGAAGGGTGCGGGTGGTCCATCAGGATCAATTTTAGAATTTAGGTTTAAACGAACCGACTTCTCTGCGCCTTCCTCTACGGGAGCATTAATCATAGCATTTTTATTAGGGCCGCCCGCTGTACTTTTACTTAAATCAATAGCCTCTAAGTCATCTATGGTATGGCTCTTTAGAACTACGTTGGGGTTTTCCATATTGAATTGGCTAGTTCCAATCTCTAGCTCATCACCAAACGCTGTAGCCATCTGAGTTTCTAAAGGTGGATCGTTTAGAGGTGGGCCACCGTTATCTCCAAATCGATAAATTTTAGGCTCTGGCTGAGGCCCGCCCCCAGACGGAAGACTTCTTAAATATGCTTCTTTTTCGGCTTCGCCTATGAGTGCTTTATATCTAGTTACTTCCTCAACCATCTGGTCATCTACGGGCATTAAAGTATTTGACCTAAAACCCAATGATCTTTGGTCATCTTGCCGCTTAAAGTTTCCCGCGCGTCTGTCTTCAAAGAATTTCCTTTGTAAAAGCTGCAAAGGTACGTCTTCAAGTTCTCCGCTATATTCCCCCGGAATCTGCCGATTGTACGTGTTATGTTTAAGCTGCGGGCCAACTAAAAACTCTCCGGTAGGATTTACTCTACCCACACTAGATGTCTGCATCTTAGGTGACATGAGAAGTTCATCTTCAGTGATACCCACTCTAGCTAAACCCATCTGAGGGAAACCAGCTTTCTGATAGTGGTCTTTATCTAATTCCTGCCAAAGAAGTCGGCGTTTTGTTCCACCCATACCACCTTCTTCAGGAAGCAGATTTAAGTATTCTTTAGTTTCTGAATTAAGTATTCCGGGCCAGTTAGGGTCTACATTATTTTTAACCCATTCGTCATATTCTTTTACTTTCTGCGGTTTAATCTCAGATTTGCTAATTAATTCCATGACAGTGTCGCTCATCATGGAATTAAAGTCTCCAGACTGCCCAGCCATAGAGGCGTATACAATATTAGGGTTGCCGCCTTGTTCAGCAACACGATTAGCCAGCTTCACCATTTTACCTGCTACAGTATCGTCTGATGCCCAAAGCCCCGTAAATGGGTTTCTCATAAACCCGCGACCACCGTCTAAGTCTACAGGCTCATCAAACTCATAGTCTCCTACGCCAGTAAGTGTCTGGTCTGTAGCGGAGCGGTCTCCCTGCGCAGGTAGTAATACTGCATTCTCTTGCTGTAATTCATCAATGGTTACTGGTTTTTTATCTACCAGATTACCCTTTTCCTGCGTCTGCTTAGGTATCTGGTCTGCGTAGTCGTCTAACCTTGTCTTAGATAATCCAGCGGGGTCTAGTTCGTTTTTTAAGGCTTTGTCTGCAGGCTTTCTATTGGCAAATAGATTACCGCCCATAGACCCTACCGTGTTGGAGTCGTATTCAGGCATAGCGTCCACAACTTTGTTGGCTTTCTCAGCCATCATTTCAGCGCCACGCATAATAGCTTTCTGTGCAGCGTCACCAGCCCCCGGAATTAAACCTAATACAGTACCGACTGCCCCTAGACCGCCCATAGCGCCTATCAGATAGTAGTTGGGGTTTTCCTGCTCTAGCTCCTCACCAATCATCTGTACGGTCTCATAACCGCCCTTGATGTCTCCTATGATGGGGGTAAAGTCTAAGGCTACGTTGCCTACGTCTTTCCAAGTAATTTCTGGAACGTCTACTGCAAGATTTTCTACTTCCTGTGATACACCTTCTTCGGTAAATCCAAACATAGTCTCAGTCTCTTTAGAGACCTCATCGCCGCCAAACATGTACTCGTACAGACCCATTATTCGGCTCCCTTAATTACTTCATCCCGAAGAGTTTCGATCCGCTTTAATTCAGCGATAGCACCTTGTATTTCCAACACACGGCTGATGTTCCTTGGTTGTCTCTAAGAGACTGTGGTAATGAGCTATACGTGCCTTTGCGTAATCCTTAAGAGAGTTGTATTGATCTCTATCGTTTACTAAGGGCAGTATCCCTTTGAAAAACTGTTTATCCATTACTGAACTTGACCTTGAGGTGGTTGCTGAGGTTGAGGTGCATTACCTCCATTTGCTCCACCGCCGCCGCCAGAGAAACCTGCCGCATCTGGTTCAGGTGCTTGTGACGCGCCTATGTTACCGCCGCCGTTTCCTGTTGGGTCTTGTACGGAGGGTGCGCCGCCTTCAGGAGCCTGTCCTTCGGGTGCTTCTGGTTGTGGTGGCATCATAGCCTGAATCTCTGCCATCATCTTTTGTTGGATAGCCGCCTCGCGTGGATCGTTCAGTATCTTGTCTTCATCCAAGTCCATAGAGGACGCTAACTCACGTAAGATGTAGTCATACTTAACAAATGGTTGCATCGATGGGTTGGCTGTCATTTGCATAAACTGTAGCAGACGTTGACTGCGTACTTCATTACGCATCAAGCTTTCTGTACCACGGGCTTTTACTTCTAGGTCTCCAATAAATTCTTTATCGAAGTTAAACTGCATATTAAATGCAAACAGGCTTTTACCTAAAGGCGACAATAGATAGTCATCAATATTACGCACAACTGCTTTAATGTTCTGTGCCGCCGCACCCATCAACATAGACATACCAGATGCTGTTCGACCAACACCGCCTACGGCTCCTGAACCGTGTGTATATGATGGAATACCTGTAGCTTCATCTGCAAGCTGTCGGCTCTTATCAAACATCATCAAAAGCTCTTGGGATACGTTAGGGAACTTAGTACCGAAGATGGCTTGCCCCGGTGCGCCCGCCTGTCTACGGAAGACTTTGCCCGGATATACTGATAGGTCTTGCCCCGGAACTAGATTGGTCTCATCTACTTCTATTAGTAGGTTTCCAGATAAGGCTCCGTTATCTACAGCCATCCGCATAAAGCCGTTCATAAGCAGTTGCGTGTCTGTCATGTTCTCAGCTACGCCGATTCCAAAGAAGCTGTATGGATTTAGCTCATAGGGTACGGATAAGTATGGTATACGGGTAGGAGTAAACGGATTGAGTACTAGACGCAGTATTTGTCCGTTACAGACCCATATATTGACCTGTATTTCGTCCTGATCCTTTAATTCCTTGGGGATATCAATATCAGCTTCTTCAGCCAATTCTGCGTCTAATATGCCCCAATATTCGAGTACTTCGTAGCGTTCCATAGAAGATGATACTGAATCGTCTTCTAGTGCGTCTTCCCAGTACTCTCGCTGGTAGTCTGCGCCATACTCTACCGCTAATTCGATGCTCTCTTCGCGGAAGTGAGGACGTTTCTTGAGAGAACGCATCTGAGTGCGGTTCAGGCGGTGTCTCTGTATAGTAAATTCAGCCTCAGACATATTACGGGCGTCTGGGTCAGGGTAGAAATCCCAAATGCTGACGTATTCCATCTTTGGGATTGTTTCAAACAGCGGATCGTAGTTACCTTCCTCATCCCAGCGGGGATATTCCTTGTCCATAGCAAATGGACCTTTAAATACGCCGGTTCCAAAGAGAGTACACTCAAATGCCACTGATCGAAGGTGCTTAGGGGCGTCAGTCTCATCCAACTGATCGTGCATAAGCTTTTCCATCTTCTGAGCGGCACGTTTAGCTGGCTCAAAGGTAATAGAACCCGGAGTTGAGTTAGCTCCTATTTCTAAATCGTCTTTTATTGGCTCCAGCCGCTCTTTGTAGAGTCCTAAATCCTTGGCTATGTCGGGTCGAGCGATTGAGACAGGTACTTGGTAGTCTACGTCTACCTTTTCCTTAACTTTTTCGTCTGTTAGGGCGTTTGGATTGTAGGAAACCTCTCCAGCTACGTTACTGGGGAACTGTCTGGCCTCAATACCAATAGGAAACTTCGATCCTGCAAATAATACGTCTACTACTTGGGCATAAGCAGCCAAAACTTTAGTCTTAGTTACCTTTATGAAGGCCTTTAGACTTCTCAGTCTCCGTAAATTGTACTTCTGAGGAGTATAGGCCACGATAATTACGATAAGAATCCAGCCAACGCTCTTCGTCAGCATATCTGGCGTCTTTCGAGCGGGTATACTGGCTATTAACAAAGGCCACTGCCCCAGAATAGTTGATATTTTCCTCTACTACGTCACCGTCTTCGGCAAGAGGTACTGCAATGTCAGTATCTGTAACGTCTTCTGGTAGCGGTTTGTCCATTAATGCCATATTCAGTATCCAAATGTTGCGTCTGCGGGTCGCCAGACTTGTTGCGGAACGCCGTGGCCCATATCAAAGGGTGAGAATGCCTTCGGTCTGCTCATTACTGCGTACCTGACGCTGTCGTATGCGTGATCTGAGGCGTAGCGAGGGTCTATATCGTCTGATCCTCTAGGGTCTGCCGGTATGACGGGCAGGTCGGCAATGATTTGTCGGCACGTATTGAAGAATTGTATCCCCGGAAGGCCTGTGTCCTCGTCTACTTTAAGGACTTCGTGCAGCCTGTTCTTGCCAGCTACTCTTGCGCCGTTGGTTCTGTCGCTAGGACGCCAACGTGTACCCTGTGAAATCATCTCTTCAGCTATGGATGGACCAAGTTGACCCCGCTGATGCCAGCAACTGGAGTCTAGAACTCCGTAGTCTATACGCGTCAGAGCCTTCAGCTTCCAGTACAGCCCTAGCTAGTCTCTTCCGGTATGCTTACTCAGGTATAATTCCCTGTAGCAGACTAATGTATTATAGCTTGGGTCAATAGCGAACCAATGAACAGCAGCTATAAGAACTATATCCGTAGTCGCAGGACCGAAACCTACGCCAATCAGTTGGTATTTCATACGGCTCAATAACGTGAACCTTTGACCTGAACTCTGAGAATGCCGCTCCGTCTGCAACTGCCCAGTCTCCTTCTAGTAATTGCCGCCGCTGCATCTCAGGGAGAGATAGCAGGTTAGCCTCGTACTGACCGCCATCCATCAGGTAGGGGTTATCCTTGAGGCTTGCCGGTATAAACCGACGATAGAACAGTGGCTCTCCAGCCCTCTCATGGCTGTCTGGGTAGACCATGTCCTCGCCGGTCTCTATGTCCTTAGCAACGAACTTTGAGTTGGCTGGTGCAGGGTCTATGAAGGTACGCTTTACCCAGCCATGTCCACTACCGCCCGGATTGGTAGTCGCTCTCATGTAGATAGGCAGAGTAGGGTCTGTAGTTCTAAGCCTTGAGCGCATGTAGTTCCACGCGAAAGGGGTAGGGTACTGAGTTAGCTCATCGAAGGCCACGTAACTAAAGGCCTGACCCTGATAGCGAAGAACGTCTTGGTCTCTCTCTAAGTACGTTAGCCAGAGCTTGGCTCCGCTAGGAAACGTCCACTGTGACTTCTTCTCAGCCCACTTAGCTCCTTGGAATGCACGGGGGTATAACTCCTGCGATTTCCATATTAGTTCCTCTAAGCTCGTCATTGGTTCTACGAAGTATAAGGCCGTTGAAGTTAGGGTTGCTGAAGTAGCGCATCGGGTCTGCTAGTAAGCCAAACGACTTGCCGCCACCGGCTGCACCGCCATAGAGTACTTCACGCTCAGAGGCAGCTAGAAACTCTGTCTGTGGACCCTCGTTAGGTGCGAAGACTACTTCCTGCTTCTGCTTCTCGCTCTCAATCACAGAGAAGTCTAGATTGGCAGTGTCCAACTCCTCGTTGGGCTGTAACTCTGCTAACTGCTTCTTAGCGATAGTCAGTCTGCGTTTGGCGTCCGACTGCTTGCGCTTTGCAGTTGCTAGGGTCTTCTCTTCCTTAGTCTTAGGCTTACGCTTGCGGTTATCCTTAGCAAGCTGCTTCAGGCGCTTGGATGGATTGTCACTCTTAGGCCCTCTGTGAGCCTTCCAGATGTGTATCAGACCTTGATGAGATATCTTATCTCCGGTCTTGGACGTTAACCACTCAGCGGTCTTACGGCTGGAGTGACCCTCTTCCAAGTAGTCCATAGCCTCTTCGACTAGAGCGGCCTTCTCCATGTCAGCTACTACGACTAAGGGATCATGTTCAGAAACCTTGTAGGCGTAGGGTATTTTAGCTGTCTTGTTAGGTCTTGTCTTATTTAACCAGATACTCAATCGTCGCTCTTCGGTGGCAGAATAAACATAGCCCCGCCCGTGTTCTTAACTTCTAGCTGCTCTTTCTTAATCAGGCCGGTGCGGTCCAGTAGCTGAGAGGCGGCTGCAATAGAGTTACGTGCGCCCATAGCCCCCGGATCGTCTAGCACATCAACCATGCTCCACGCTGCCTTAGTGGAGTTCATAGCAAGCACCATAGAGGCCTCGCTCGTTAATCTCATCTTTCAAGGCAGATACAACTATGCGGCTGTGGGTAGTTTCTGCGTACCCAGCTACCTTCATAGCCTTCTTGATATTACCCTTACACTCATCCGACATCAGGGCGTCTAAGAAGAGCAATTGCTTGTCGGTGTATTCCTTCTCAGTCTTCATCCGATAGTCCTCATATATACAAAGCAAGCGCCGATAGATGCCGTGAAGACGATCCACCAAATGCGCTCAAAGAATTGCAGCTTGTGGCCTCTGGACGCAGTAAGCTGATCCAGTTTCACAATACGATCCCACATAGCCTTTTGCTGATCGTCGATATTATCCATACGCTTAAACACAGTAATCATACGCTCTTCCATTCTGGCTAGAGTTACGACTGCGTGTGAGAGCTTATCCAATTTGTCCTCAATTCTTGTGAGGCGTTCATCTGTCATTTTCTTTTAGCTTTTTTAGCAAGACCGCCCTTAGCCATCTTACCGGCCTGAAGGTCTTTGTAGGTCTTATCGCTGATAGTACTCTTTGACTTTGAACGGCTTGTGCCAGCCTTCTTGCGAGCATTCATATTCTTAACTAAGGACATTGTATTACCACTTCTTGCAGGACCAGTATCTGGCGGTTAGTTTACTCTTGGCTGTGTCACACTTGTGCCTAGCTCTGAATGATTTGCGGGCCTTTGGATTGTCCTTGCGGATTTCCATATTGGGGTCGCCAAAGGTGATGTACTTAACCGTGTCACCTTCTACAGCCAGCACCTCGAACTTCTTAGGACCACCTCTGCGCGGCTTATTTACCGCCGTAAATCCATGCCGCTTCTTACCGGCTGCTATCTTCTCTGCTTTAGTCTTTGCCATTTAAGCCACCACAAAATCTACTATCTGACCGTCAGGCATTCTCAGCTTGTTAGGGTCAGGATGATACGCATACATCTGATTAACTATCTTGAGGTCTTCTACCGGAGTGTCAGGCGTTATTTTATTAGGCTGCTCCGGCTTGAACTCTTCGTTGTTCCTAGAAGACCTGTCTTTACCTGCTCTCTCAAAAACTATATTGTCGTGGGTCTGAAACGGAAAGCTAGGTAGAGGTAAGTGTGATAGCAAAGTCATCTAAACTGCCAAGCCCACCATATTAGCCCAGCGCATCCACCAAGGACGATTACGACTACTACGCACCACTGAAAGACTTCGACTAGGAATGCTCTGGCTTTAGCTTGCTCCTCAGCTTCTTCCCGCTTCCGCACCCGCTCCTGAGCCTGAAACTTTACCCAATCATCGTAGAGACCCGGACGCCCGTACAAGCGCATGTGAGACTCAATCTCCTTACGTGCTTGCTTGAGTTTATCTAGGTGCAGGAACTCCTCGAAAGAGTTCTCGTCCTTGCCTAGAGCCGCAGAGAACAGACTACGCTTCTTACGGTCACCCTGCGCCTTTAGGGTCTCCTCAGCGGTAAGGATTGCCCCTAGCTGTCGCCCCATAGCAGATATATCTTGTCCATGCCCGATCAGTTGTTTTACCTGACCGATAGCGGCATTGGCGGCTCCTATAACCGCCAGTGTCTCTGCTATCATCTCTCCCCCCGAAGAAATAACTAGATGTGATTTTGTCCTATCGGAAAGCAGTACGGCCTAGCGTTAAGCTCAAGCATATCGAAAACGTACTTAGCTACTCCCTGCATTTCCTGTACGCACTCTCGCTTAGTCTCGTACAGGTTTTCAGTATTCATCTTAACGTCACAGGTCTTAACGTCTGTCATAGACGCACATACCAGTAACGCACCGATAAACATTACTTCTTCTTTTTCTTCATAGCCATGCCGCCGTAGCTCATAGCTGGCTTCTTCTTCATAGCCATACCGCCCATGTTAAACTTAGGCATAGTACGCTGCTTTGCTGGGGGCATGTCGGCCCCACACTTCTTACCCTTCATCATCAAACTCCTCTTCTAATAACTCTGGTATGAATCTCTTTGGATCTAATGGAACATCTACTGAACAGTCTTCTGTGGCGAAGTATCTTCCGTAGCCGTCGAACTCTTGGGCTAAGGGATTATCCCTCAACTCCTTGTCAGAGATCAGGCCTTCTTCCAGTAGTAATCTTCTGATGTGATCGAACTTCAGGATCTGTCCTGTTCGTTCTTGGATCGCTGCACGAATATAGTACAGATTAAATGTCATAATTTAACTAACCCCTTCATTGTAACATTTTATATGGCCCTCGGTCAAGGGCTTAATTAATCATCTTGTTAAGTATTTTTATTGACAACTAGCTGATTAATTTGTATAATGAATTGTCGGTTGAGTGGTTAACTATATAGATAGCCTAACTCACCCTAGTATGGGGTGTAGTAGTTTACTCTAAGTAATCTACCCGCCGTAGACCTTGTGGTAGATTTCTCCCCGACTAATTCCCATATCCTTTAACTGTTTGTCGGATAGGTTCTTCAACTGCCAGTAGTCTACCCGCCGTTGCTGCATATCCTGCATCTTCTTGACTATGGCTGCGTCACCTACAAAGGTGTGGACCATCACTGCAAACATCTTTCCAAACATATCTATCTCCTTAGCTGTATGTGGTATCATTATACCAACTACGCCAACTAGGTAGTAGATAGATAAGGCGAATACCCGCTATGCTTTCAGGTAATCGATAGCTCTTTGCAGACCGGCTTCGTTGTCACCTAACAATCCAATAGACAAGTTGCAGTGAGGACATAGCCATCCCCTAAACTTCTCTGTCTCGTAGCAGTGGTCTAGCACCAACTTAGTGTCAGTCTTCCCGCAGCACTGGCAATGGTCAGTCATCGGCGGGGCAGTCTTCCTGATATTATTGACTACCGCGTTGTTATACTTCTGGCAGTCCTTGCAAGAGGTACTCCGACTTTCCCTGTCTCCTGTAGCCCGCCTGTACAGCCTAAAGGCTTCTCTAGGCTTAACCTGAGAACAGTGTCTGCACTTAATGTCGCCTGTTTTAGCTGGATTATCTTCCCAGCCAAATAGGTTAGGCTGTTGGGTCATAGTCAGTGTCAAAAAGATCAGCAACTACTTCGTCGCTTACTTCTATCGTCTGAGCTAAATCCCTGAGCTTAGTAGCTTCCTTAGTGAGTTCAGAGGCTATGTCGTATAACTCCCCGTACTCCGACTCCGCATTGTCCAAGACAAACTGAGTAATCTCCCAGAATGGTTTCTGGATAGTCACCTTCTCATCCTCACCAACTTCCAAAGTAGTCTGTAGGTACAGCATCCCTGAGTCTGGTACTTGCAAGTCGTGGTCTAAGAAAAACGGTAGCCCGTCAGCAAACAGGACTCCATCTTCTCCGCAGTCATTATCATTAGCCATAGGTAATCCAAATAAATAAATAAAATATGCCGCTAAGTATATACGAACTTAGCAACACTTTACAAGTGCCTTTGCTAATTTGCTAACTACTGAAGTAGTACGTTGACGGATTATTCTGCTGGAGTAATCGGCTGGGAGCCATTTACAGTTGCTATTTTCTAAAAATAGGTGGGAGTTGTACACAGATCTGTGGGGGTAGGGGGTGGCAGTCGCCCCGGTCGGCCCGACGATCAGAAAAATAGATTGATTTATGCCGATTTCTTTAAGTCATTGTTTTTATTATATTTTTTATTAATCTATGACTGAATAGTTCACGGGCTGATCGTAATTTTAAAAGTAAAATCAATTGCTTAGATAAAACTGGCTCATAGAATACTGGCAGAATATGCAATTAATCAGAATATTGTGACAAAAAAGCACCAGCCGTGCCATCGATCCAGACCATCGTGCAGGGTGGCTGCTGGCTGACGATCACCAGACGCTGGGGCGGGAAGCGGCTTTGT